TGTGTCCCTTACATAGCAGACAGCCATTTTATTTGTTTTCTTGTCATAAAAAAAGTAGGAGGTCCTATATCCTAGAACGTCTCCTACTTTAATAGTTATGTCAAAAATTTCTCGATTCCAGATTTGCTTTTGAAAATAAAGAAATAGATAATCTTCAAAATCTTCAAAAGAATCTAAGATAGAAAATCCAGGAGCTATTTCAATACTTTGTAAGTATGAAATAAAATCAGCAACTTTCTTATTAGATTCTAAGATAGTTGCCATATTTTACTCCTCTAGTCCGTGAGAGTCACAAGGCTCTCGCAGCTATAGCACTTAGAATTTCTAGCTAAATAAGTATAAGTTAAAAATCGCCTACATTTTGGACAAGATACTCCGTCCTCTTCTTCGGCAGGATTTAAATCCCTAGATTTGCGCTCATTCTTCTGAGCCTTAAAGCCTTTAATCTCATGATCTGAGAAATCTTCTCTATAATTCTTTGACATAATTAATTTATTTATTTCCTAATGATAAGTAACTGTAAAGACGCATTGATTATCGGTTAGATAATTCTTCAATGCAAATGACAATTTCTTTTGATTAATATCCATTAATATCCTTTATTTACTTCAATATAGTGCGATAGTCTGATAGATCGTATTTCGGATTTGCCTGTGAAACCTTATCAGAGATAAGCTTATAAGCAACTTTCGCAAGAGCTCTAAAGTCAGGTCTGTCTGGAGTACCAAATTGGAGATCACAAGAATCTATAACCTCTTCATATATAGGATACTCCATTCTTGCTTGTGCAGTCAAAGGATGAATGCGAATTTTTGTTGTAGAATCAGTGACTGAATAGTCAGCAATCCAAACAAACTTATCGGTATTCGGTCGACCAAGAAAAGCTCGCTTAAGTCTAGACAAAGCAACCTTTCTGCCCTCATGCTTATCATAAGGATCTACAGGATTATGGACAGACAAAGCAAAAGCAAACTCAGAATCACCAAGACGAAAGGCCGCAGTAGTTACATATCTAACTGATAGGCCAGTCTCTCGGCGATTCTTCTTTGAAATGATTCCTCTATTCCGGTTATACAGAGTAGCAAGATAGCTTGCATTATCATAAGCATCAGCATTCTTTAGCTCTGAGATCTGATAGACTTGACAAGAATGCTCAGTGTAATCGTGCTTGCGAACGAAAAGAGCGCTCGCAAAAGTAACTCTATCATCTGACTTAAAAACATTAGTAGTCATAATGCTCCTTATATAGTGTTATATAGTTGTTTCTTTCTTAAACTAAATAGGAATAAACAAGTAAATTCACTAATTACGCCTGCAGCTATTGCCATAAATGACATTGAAATGCCAGTTATGAACAATAGATTTGCAAATGTAACCGCAGCGTCAAATAGGAATTCATGTCTAAATAAAAAGAACTGAACTCCCATTGGCAATTTTGTGAATGTATGATAGGTTGAGTAACCTAGTAATAGTCCAAAAAATACAGCGGCTAGTATAAGGCTCATAATTCAAACCTTATTACTTAGAGATGTCTCTGGTATTAAAAGTGTTTGGATTAATGCTAGAAAGGTCAGTGAGAAAAGACTCGGCGTAACGACGAGAGATCTCCTTACGCTCATGCTGGGTCCAGACACTCGCAGTGCTAGGTGAGATGCCGCTTAGAGCAGCAGCCACACGAGTTGAATACTTGGTGGATACGGCATGGACTAGTGAGCGATGCATAGGATGCACCTTACCAGTACGAGTACGGTACTCACGGGCCCGCACAAGCGTCGTAATGACATTGTCAAACTTACCATCAGTCTTGTTACGATTACGAACAAGATTAGTAAGAGCAGTCGTCGTAATCTTAAGATCACGGCTCACTTGAGCAGTGGAAATCCCACATGAATGACCAATATCACGTGCACGAACAGCAAAGATATCATTGCCAGTCGTGGTGTAAGTGTCAATGTTGCGCCAGTAAGCAGTAACATTGTACTCAGAGGTAGAACGGATATTAGCTGAGGGATTTGAATTAGTTGTGTCTGACATTCTGTATCCTTTGATTAGTTTTGATTAGAGTTAATATTAGACAATATAGTCATAAGCGAAAAAATATCTTTTATGTTTTCAGCACCAACAACCTTGGGCAAATTAAACAAAAGGTCTTCAACATTGTCTCCTGAGTAAATACCTTTAGTCCTACGAGAATACATATACGGAATAAGACACGATCTTTCACTTAGAAAGAACGTATAGTCATGTATATGGTCTAGTAGGTAGTGAGATAAATCTACAAATCTTCCATCAAAGTAGAAAATATCAGAATACGAGCTGTCTACAACTTTAAGTTTATTAGCTTTAATTGCTTGCACACACATTAAATAAGCATATATATCACAATCAATAATTTGATAATTATATTGAATTGCGTATCTCTCATCTCCAAGAGGAGCAAAATTACTGGGATAAGCTATAACACAAAAATCACCAGGAATAGATTTCCTTATAAGTTTTGTAGTCTTATCAACACTTGCTTTAATATCAAGATCTTCAAGTGTACCAGTTTCTTTAAAGTCAATGTCATCTGGTCGGTTTTTAAGACCAAAAATTCCAATGTAATTACCAACAAGTCTAGTTCCATACAAAAGACTAGACAAATTTTCTTGTCTAATCCTTGCAATCAACTTTTCTATATCCATTCTACTCCTCTAGATGTCTTGTTTTGTCATTCAAATCAGACAAACAAGAAAAATCAAAAACAAAATGTTTAAACATTTTAGTCTTCTTAAAGTTTTTGTCTAAAGTTAATATTTTGTAGTGACATATTTTATGTTTTTTACTAAGATCAAGAACAATATTCCTTATGGAATCATAGGTTGCATCGTTTCCATACTTAATATAGTAGACGGTGTTTTCCTCCTCTATAAGGAATACGTTCTTTTTCCTAAAACTTTCACCAGGATAGAACACTACGTTATGACCTAACTTAGCATGCAAATAAAAGAATATAGCTAGCTCTTGTGTCTGTGGCGTTAATTGGCGTTGGATGAGAGCTTTTTGTATATAGTTTTCTATAGCCGCATAGCTATTCAGATCATAATAGTATTTATCTAAGTCTAAAGTATTTAGAGTATCTGGAAAAGCAATATCTTTTACATCAACTAAAAGAGTATCACTGAAATAATCAGTAATATCTAATACCTGAGTATAAAACCATATTACTATTTGCCAAATAATCTGATCATTAGTTAAGCTGGGCGTATTTATCTTGTTGACGCTCAAACTGTCTCCTAAGTCGATAATGATTCTTTAAATAAGCATAGCCTCTAGCTCCGCATATAATGCCTTGATTATAATGGCAAGGCCAATCTTCTTTGTAGCGTGTCTCAAGGTGCCTATAAGTATTTATGAACTCTCTAGTTCCACTATATGGATTCTTAAGAAGATCACAAGCATCATTGTATTTCATTTTACGCAATTCTTTATTAGGTAGCCATTTAGGTATCTGTTGATACAGGCCGCACTCACCAGAAGAGCCGATTGCCTCTTTAGTAAATCTGCTTTCTTGAAATGCGACGGCCAGAACAATTGCTTTTTCTTGCTTGGATAACTTCTTGTCAATTGAAGTTTTTTCAATTGCATCAGAGATTAAGTATTTATCTGAATCAGAGATGTATTCATATTTATCCAAGATCCGATATGTGTCTGTTGCCTTAATCGCATCGTACTCAATGAGATTTCTCATTGGCACAATCCAGAATGACAGCAACATTAGTATTTTCGTAAGCATTTTCTCCTTGTATTACAATGCGCTAAACAACCCTCCTCCATTAGAATAGATTACCTTTTTCAAAGGATACCAGCTAATGAGCTCTTCGCAGAGCGCACAAGGCTTACTATTCTTAAGCTCAAGAGTGTTAGGTTGAACCCTAACTACATACAAGCTAGCACCACTAAGGTCGCTAGTAGGGAATCCATGTAGACATGTCATCTCAGCGTGCATTGTATCTCTCAAGCTATTCGGGAAGTTATGCTTTAGGAATGGGGAACCTTTGACCGTGTTAAAACCGGTACTAATGATTGTACCACCCTTAATGAGGACTGCGCCATGGCAGAACCTCTCATAACTGGATCGTCTAGCTTGTTTAATAGCAACTCGAATATATCCTAGTTCTTTCTTACTGAGGTTATACTCCATAAATTATTTCCTTTATTCGTAGTCTCTTAATGCTTTCGCATATGGAAACCTAGGTACCCCATCAGGGGTGAGATTGAAATATTGAATAGTTACCTGCTTACCTATAAGTGAATCTTTGTTCTCCCATAGTCTCACAAGATAGTCATGAGGACCCATAATATTACTATTAAAGTGGCGACCGTCTGACATGACCAGGGTAAATGCCCCAGCCATGCCAGACTTGTTCCCCTCGCCCTCAACAACGTTAACAATCTCATACTCGCTATCGATAAACTTCTTAAGCTTTAGAAGATTCTTACTTCGCTTATTTTCATAAGCAGTATTTCTTCTAAGCATAAGACCTTCATATCCTTCCTTAAGATATGCAGTAAGCTTAGCCTGGACTTCTTGCTGGCTGTTTACAGTGTGTGTTTCAACTGTTGTGACATATTTCATGTCGATCAGTTTCATACCAAACGTATTGTATTGCTTAAAGAACTTAAGGCGGTCAATAAAGTTACCACTTACCATATTGTCGTAGCACCAGAATTGAATATACTTCTTGCTTTCAGCAAGCTGAGCATCATCAATTTTTTGTCGTTTAACAAGTTCTACAATCTTATTAAAGTTATCTTTAAATTCATGATTGTAAAGCTCGCCATCTAGCTGGACATCCGGGCACTTCTCAAAGAATGAAGCAAGTGCTGTATTAATATGAGGACATGATACAATCTTTTCATTGTTTCTAGTCCACATACCATCCTTATTGATCCGGCACCGAATGCCATCTAGCTTAGGCTGAGTATAAGCAGGCCAAGTAATGTCATCTGCGTAGTCATCGTAGTTCTTAGCGAGCATTACCTGGTAAGGTAGAGCCTCATCTACGTTCTCGACAGTCTCAGTATAGCCTTTCTTGATCTGCTTATCCCATTTAGCCTTTGCTTCCTTTGCAGCTTGATCAGCAGCAGTAGTCGCATTTTTCTTGCCAACATTCATTGGCTCACAAAGAGTAGGCTTACTGGTAGTTTTAACACCATCAATATGCCCACTTGTTGTGTAGAATGAACCATTACCTAAGACGGCAATAGTCCATTCCTCAATCTTATTGCCATTTACCTTCTTATAAAGGGTAGGCAAAAAGTAATTAGTTACAGCATCATCAGTAGTTTCTACTTGTTCCATGGAAAATATTCCTCCCAATTAACAATTTCTGGATGATCAGAGAAAATCACCTCTTCCTGTAGAAGATTAGGACATTCTCTTTCAATAATTCCTGCAATAGTATCCTGCATTTGCTTAAGTGCTTGACAAACAACAAGCTCATTCTGATAATAAAACTTGAATGGATTCCCATCCTGAATTTTATTAAGAATATCGCCCTTGTTAATTACAACATTAGTTACACCAGACAGACGAATCGCAGCAATCATCTTATCAAGATTAAGATAATTAACAATTCTTTGACGTCCAGTAGTTGTACCTTGTTCCTTTCCAAGCCTGCCAATCTCAGCAAGAACTGGATCAGTCATTAGGCTAACAGGAAACATAGGATCAGCACCACTCTTAGTATCGTACATCTTACCAACGCCAATAATTTTATAGATGTCTCTAGGCGAAAAACCTAGAGAACAAGCATTATATGGCAAGGTAGAGCTGCTAGTAACGTATGGGTATGATCCATGATCAATATCCAACCAAACGCTCTGTGCACCTTCTGCTAGGACACAACCAAAAAGTTGCTCATCCCAAATCCATTTAGGGTCAAGTAGCTCAGCTGCACGAATTCCTTTACGCAACATCTTATCTGAGTAACACGGAGCAATACCTTGTCCGGTAGTACCAAGATGCGAGAGATAATTAGTGTCATAGCTAATGTGATCCTGAGTAATTACATGAGCCTTAGGTGAAACCTTAACAAGACTCGTATCAAACCCATTAGCTTCTAGATAGGCAATCTCTGCCATGAACTTGCTAACATTGATTACGCAAGCAGGACCAATGATGCTGGGAACACCGTGGAATACTCCGCTAGGGATAAGGTGGGTCTTGTACTGCTTACCATCCAAGTAAACAGTATGACCCGCATTAGGGCCGCCGTTAAAGCGACAGACAAAGTCATAATGCTGGTAGTCAACAAGTGAGCTAACAACTTTGCCTTTGCCTTCATCGCCCCAAGCAAGCCCAACAACAATATCAACGAATTCCACTTCTCGAGAAGCAGAGTAATTATTAGATTCCATGAATCTCCTTAAAAGGCATAACGAACTTGGCACCAGGGAATAAATTTCTTAATGCCAGAGCAAAAAGCTTTGACATTTTCGCCCTTAAGTCCATACTTATAGCAAAGCACGTCGGCTTTATTAGCTTTGACTTGCTGATTCTCAGGAGTCCAGAGAAACTCTTCGCCCTTGGGATTCCATTGCATGTTAAGATCATGCAAATCAGAGCTATGAGTTAGAAAAATAACCTCAGACTTCATCTGAAGCTTAGCTTTATCTGTTAGCTTAGAATCCATAAGCTTCCAAAGCTCAACCCAATCTTTTTTCCACTGCTTATCTCCGTACATAATTACAGGAGAAAAGTTAGCATGAACTTCATAGCCAGCGTCAACAAGTACATTCATTGCATCAATGCGATCTTCGATAGGTGAAGTCCTAATATCAACATACTTAGATACTGCTTGTGGCATTAGGCTATAACGAATTCTTGTACGATCCATAGGATCAAACTTTAAGAATGGATCGATATTAACAGTTTTAGTTGCAAAAGTCAACTTACCATGCTTAGTACTCTTGATAGCTTCCATTAGTACAAATGGATTATCACTAATCATTGCGTCAATGCTAACATCATTATTATTACCAATGTCATAAATCCAGTATTCCGGATCACATTGATTAGGCTCGCTCTTAGGGCCAAGCGCATTGCAGTGATCTACAATGCTTTCAGCAACCTTCTCACTATTAAGAAATACTGTCAAAGGATTACTGCCGCCCTTGCGCCGAGCAACATAGCAATACTGGCATGCACTTAAGCAGCCATTACTATGAGATGGAGCAATGAAGTCAGAGCTTCTACCGTTGACTGTACTTGCCAGGATCTTAAGCTTACCAAGAACCAAGATATGCTTCTTAGCCTTAATCCAATCAACAGGATCCATATCTACTAGATCTGGAATTTTCCAATGACTAGCAACTTTTTTAACCTGTGCATCAGGAAATCTATTTAGAATAGAATCAAGTCTGTTTTGCTCAGACTGTGAATAATTATTATTCTCTACATAGATAGTCTTAAAGTCCAACTTCAAGGTTTACTCCACGGTTGTGAATTCTGTCATATAATGATCGCTTGTCTGCATAGCACGCAGATCTTCGACGGAATAGATATTCATGTCAATCAAGTAGCCAGGATTGTTACGAATTCGATTACTAACCCAAGCAGAATCAATCCAAATGCAGCGATTGTTCGGATAGGCAAAATAATTGCCATCCGTACCTGCAAAGAAGTGAGCACACTTGTGCTCTGGAGTTTCCGAAAAGTTGACGTCTAGCGCGCCCGCCTTGTTCTCCCAAGACCAGTCTAAGGTAAATAGGTACTTACCTGTACGTCTAGTACCTGTAGGGCCAACAAGCTCTGCTGAGAGTCCTGCTAGCCGTGCTCTAACCTGCACATCAATGTATGGTGAGAAACAATCCCAATAGACGTGCTCTGTTAAAGGTAAAATTGGAGCATCCTTCTTCCAGCAAAAAGCTGTAATAGGACGACGAGTCCAATTTACCCCATTGTCAAGGAAAGCCTCAAACAGTGGGACGCGCTTCTCAATGGAGGCTACCGAGTGAACATCGCAAGGAGTAAACTCTCCATGACCCTTAGTATGATTGAATAGATACTCATTTCGAATCAAACAAGTAACTGTAGGGACATTATGGTTTAGATAAGACATTTTAAACCTTAGGGAGCGCCTTCCAATGCATCAATAAGAGCTAGTCCTTCAAGAGGATAACCCCAAGCGTTGCAAGCTCTACCCTTAACCTCCCATCTGGGAATCGCATAAAGATCATCCATTGCTTTGCCTTCACCCATTCGTACATAAATACTATTGTCCTTGTAAGCTAAGCGGACAAGACTAAGTAGACATCCCACTGTTGCAGGGTCGCTAACATCTGGGAGTCCACCAGGAAGATCTTCGTACTCACCGTCAGGAATACGAATATAAGATTTAGTCTCTGGAAAATAGACGCGCATACCTCCGGTCCATTTCCAGTGCTTAGACTTAATAGCTCTTTCAAGAGGTTCTTTAACTGCAATTAAATTCATTAGTATTCCTCTCTGTCACCAGAAGGTGGCTCAAGATCATAACAATCATTAACACCATCAATGCCATAAAGCATTGCTGTTTCCCAATAAGTCTCACTCTTTTCTAAATCATAATCTTCCATAAAAGTCTCCAGTTGTTATTTAGATCTTTAATACAGAGTAATAGATATTTATGGCGCGGCCTCTAGTGCGGCAACAAGAGCTTCTGCTTCGCTGGGGCCAACCCATTCACTAGAAAACGAGACGCCCATGCAACGCCATTTGTCCCTAAGAAATGAGTATGCCTCAACGAACATTCGGGGGTCACGATGCGCATCTCGCACAACAGCCAGTAAGCAACCAAGCGTAGCAGGATCTGAAAGATCTGGAATTGTATCTTGAGTTACCTGTGTTAGATAATTAATGTAGCTTTGATAACCTAGAACATATCCATCAGAATCAATGCGAATAACACGTTGATTACTACTAGTAGACATGCCAATTTTCCATTGCCAATGTTTGCAAGCAATAGCCCGCTGGCCTAACTTCTCAAAATAATCTAAGAGTTCATTTAGTTCATCTTTCATTCTAGTAGAATCTCCAGTGATAAAGTAAATAAATAAGTGGGAGTAGATGGACTCGAACCAACGTAGACCGAAGTCGGGGGATTTACAGTCCCCTGCAATTGCCACTATGCGATACTCCCAATATAAGTGCTCAGGACGGGACTTGAACCCGTAATTCCAAGGAAGGCAGATTTTCTTACCACTATAGTTTTCACTACCAGCATATGCCGTTTGTGGTCTGGACTATACCTTTACCATAGTATTTCTACATTAGGTAACAACCGTCTAGTCTCTACACTTTCCTTAAATGGTTTGCTTTTCTCCAAGAGTCTGTCATAGAATGACAGTTTGGACAAAGCAACTGCAAGTTTTCTTCTACATTATTTGTCCTATCTCCATCAATGTGATGTATTTCCAATTTTATCTGCTCAGAAAGCCATTCTGAAAGATTACATTGTTCGCATTGATGAGTGCGCTTTTTTATTAAATGAGGTTTTAGATTAGCAGCTTTAGAATAAGAACTCCAGTCTTTCAACTGTTGATCTTTATTCCAACCTTTACCAGTAAAATGAGAAGTATCACACAATAACCTTTGGATATTCCGTTGGATATTTGCGTAATTTCCTCCAGCTTGCGCTAGCCCAAGAGCTTTAAGCACTTGAGAAATGCTTCTACTGGCTTTAACAGCATCTATTATTTGCTGGTCTGTATAATCTTTATATTTACTCATAGTAATATTATAGCATAGGTAATGAAGAATAAGCTGTGCGTATGCCATTTAAGGCTTAGCTCGGTATTAGCATGCTAGTAAACTAGTTTAGCCTTCACCGAATTTGATTGTGTTCACCTATAAGGTTTCCCTTATAGGGCTCAAATTTTCTATAAGTCTGCTGCGTATGCCGATTTCGCCACCTGAGCAAAGGCATTACGCCACAAGTTCTTTATACTTGTCACGCAATGCAAAGTAAGCCAAGTCTTTAGCCTTAGCCTCGACCTCAAGATCGAGATCAAAAGGTGCATAAAGTAAATTGTCAGAAATCTCATCTACATAATCATGATGAGATCTGTCATATTCATGATCTCGACCTTTTGAAATATGCAGTAATGGTTTGTATGCTTTAGAGCGCCACCAATAAAAATCAAATGAACTTACAGGCTTAATAGACATTTGATAATTAGCATTATTAATTTCTGAAGGATGATCAATTACAAACTGAATATGCTTACTATAACTAGTACGAGTTTTCCATGTTTCATAACATGCTTCAAGCGCTTCACTTAATGGCTCGCCTTCATTATTAATTTTCCAATGATGCACATCTAAAGTAATTGGCATACCAGGAAAATGTTTAATAAGTTCTTGCCATGTCCAGCAACCCTTGTCCTCGGTCTCAAAAACAATACGCTTAAAAGCATTAGGATAGTGCTTTAGTACCTGCAAAAGCATGACATTAACATTATTTGCAGTTATAGCTGGATTATCAGCGCCTCTACTAACGTGAATGTTAAGTGGACAAGAGTAATCAGCTGGGGCACCAATCCAGTCAAGAAACATTGCATGGGCAATAAGTTCTGCTCTAGATGAGTTCTGTACTACAGGTGATCCACCAAGACTAACAAACTCTGGAGGATGCATAGTCAAGCGACCACCTCCATCCAGATATTTCTGAACAGTCTTTCTTAGTTGAAGCTCAAGACCATTAAAAGCTCCATCAAATCTACCTTTGATCATAGAGTTAAAAACTTTACATGGTCTAATCCAATAATTAAAATTTTTATAGGTAAATTCTAGACTCTGTCCATAACTCCAGAGTGGAAATAAATTACTGCTAATGCGATACAACTTGATATTGTTCTGAATGTTATAGTCTAGAACAGCAATCAATTCCTTAATATTATGAACATAGATATTAAAGAGAACTTTAGCGCCAACTTCCATATGGTCATAGTGCGCATACCAGTCATCAATGTAACGCCAACTGCCATCAAACGGAACTGGCTCAAAGTTAAGAGTCTTGATCTTCTTAAGAGTAATAGTTTTAAAGTTAGTTTTATGTGTTCCTAGGCTATTACAACAGTAACCAAGTGTAATCATAGTTCCTTACTAGGCCAACTATCTACCATACCAGTAATTAGAAATTCACGATCTGTTGAGTCCAGTCTAGGAAATGCTTCCTGAATCATCTTTCCCTGATTCCAAGCAGACAGACACAACATAAATTCACTACTACTCATCTCAGGATAGAGAACGTAGTAAGCCCTACTAAAGGGATCCTTACGAATAAGTCTAATCTCATCAGTCTCATGAACAATATAAGCCGTAAGTGGACCTCTTGGAGTCGTAACGGTGTGGTATTCACCATCAAGACTAGGCATCCAAAAAGTATCAGTATGAGGATACAACATAATATATCTCCTTTGTTACAGATTAATTTTCAAATAACTAATTATAAGTGCTTCAAACAGGAATCGAACCCGTGACCCCTTCATTACAAGTGAAGTGCTCTACCAACTGAGCTATTGAAGCATGGTCGGGATGACAGGGATCGAACCTGCGACATCTTGCTCCCAAAGCAAGCGCGCTACCACTGCGCTACATCCCGATTAACAATAAGATATCAGTACGACGAGAGGGGCTCGAACCCTCGACTGACGGATTAAAAGTCCGCTACTCTACCAACTGAGTTACCGTCGCAAAATAGCAGACAAAATAAAGTGGACCCACTAGGACTTGAACCTAGAACCAAACGGTTATGAGCCGTCTTCTCTGACCAATTGAGATATGAGTCCAAAAGAGGGGATATCCCATCCCCAAGAAAAGCAAATTGCACCATAGTACAATTACTTTTCTAAATGTATTCAAATAGTACTTTATTATTTGGTGGATAAAGAATCTTTTCCACTACAGTATATAGACCAGCATTTACGAATAGTGCGTGAGGCACAATGTTCTTCCTAATGTAGGATCTCATGTTTGAGCCATCAAAATTAGTTGGATCAACATAATAGCAAAGATTATTTTCTTTGCAATACATTAGTAAAGATTCTTTTTTGTTTCTAATGAAAGGTCTAACTACAAAGACATTTGAATCTTCTTTTAAACGACGACTGACTGGCATAGTATAAGCTTTGCCATTCAATGTATTAAAAAGGTATGTTTCGACAGCGTCATCTAAGTGATGAGCTGTAATAATTTTACAAGCGCTAAAACTCGCTGCTACTTGACCAAAAAGTCTGTATCTCTCGTCGCGCCAGTACTCTTCTTGACTAGAAGCCATTGGTCTATCTGGATTGATAGCCAAGGACTTAAATTGCCAAGAATAAGCCTTACAATAATCTCTAACAATCTTTTCAGAAAGATCAGAGGTTATTGTGCCATGATGGATAAATACCACCATGCCATGTTGACTATGCTTACCCTTTGTTAAGAAGTGCAAGCAAGCCATACTATCCGGCCCACCTGAGCAAGCAAAAATAAATGGTTTGTCTTTTGAGAGTAATCTTTTGTCGTACTTAAGATACATACTTTCCTTTAAAGATTAGCGATATAGTAGTCAAATACGTCTAGAATTTCAGTACACTGTACTGTAACATCAGGACGACCTTGAGTAATGATATTCTTAGGAAATCCTAGAAGGAATGACTGATTAGCATAATCAGCAATTAACTCAGATCTATAGCCAGAAAGACTATGAATATACTTTACTCGATAGTCTGTCTCGTTCTTGATTAGAATTTCCATATACTTAACAGGATTGGCAAGAGCCTTAGCCTTAGCTTGAATAAACTTCTTCTTATACTCACCAAAAATTGAGTTCATAAGCTTAGCATCGGCAGCAGCTGGGATATCGGCCCCACATTTGACATTTAAATCATAGCCAATATTATTGCTCTGACCAAGATAGTATCTTGTAAATGTATACTCGACGTAATGTCTCATAAACAATTGAAGATATCCAAGATTAATCTTTTCCTCTTGGGTAAGACTATCCTCCCTACTAGTAAGATCTACATACATTGCAGTATATGCTTCAAAGGTCTTATTCTTTACAATAGAAATTGTAAAAGTATTAAAGTACTTAGGCATATGCTTTGTCTGCTCGTCAAAGTAAGCAGGAATAAGTTCATTAATAGCATGTACAATCTCGTGCCACTTAGCTCTATCATCATAGGGCATTGCTGGATGAGCATCTTTCTCATTGAAACCACAGAATGTGCGTCTATAATTATTTACGCCATACTGATAAGGAGTCGATGCATATCCATGTCTGGTTCTGCTACGACTATTGACCAGACTAGTAAGAGTCTCGCCAACCTTCTTTTGAACCCACTTGTTGAGGCTTGCGCCTGTAACATTAGAGTTAGCCACAAGATCCATAGCCATATGAAGAGCATAAGACTTAGGCTCTTCAGAATTTTGCCAAATAGATCCATTATAGTTTTGATCTGGAGCAAGTTCAGGCAAGTCAAAAGACTGAAGCATTTTACTTGCAGTCTTTCTGGTGTTCTGATCTTCGCTTCGGAACATACCATACAAGGAATCATATGTTGTAAGATTCAAAGTAGGATTACTTTGCTTTAGCTGAGCAACAAACGCACTTTCACTAACAACCGTGATATCAGGATTCTCAGAAAGAAATCCAAACAAACGGTCTAGTGAATCAAAATAAGTTCCCAGTGCAATATATTTATCAGTATTTATAACTTCGTAGTGCTCAGTATCTAGAAGATCAATCTCCAGCTTGGCAGGAGTGACCTCAGAAGAAAATGATCCACTGTTAAGACCATAGCTATTGCCATAGTATTGTCCAGCACTTTTTCTTTCCCACCTGGCCTGCCACTCATTCCATTGAGGAAAAGGCATTTCAAGCTTAGAGCCATTCTTAAAGTCTAGGATCTCTGCATCAGACATAAAAGACATATAAAGCATGGGAACATTATATAGAACATTATATGCATATCCAGTTGGAGTGTTAGATTTTGGAACATCTACTCCTCTGAGAATGCGATTTGACCATCCCCAATCAAAGACAAAATGAGGAGAGTTCAGTACGCGACCTCTACCTGTAATTTCCTCTATCTTCAAATCAGAGTAAGGACTAGTATAAGCAGGGCCAAGATAGCCATACTTAATAGTTTCAAGTATTGCTTCATAAGGACTATGTTGATAATTGCCGCGACTAACAGCACCGCTAGAATCCATTGAACGAGTACCAACAAGTAACTTAACAATGTTATCCTTAATTGCTGCTTGATTGGTCAGGAAATGCCGCTCAAGAGCATTCTTAATAGCATGTGGTGTTGCAATAAGTGCCTTAATAGGAGCAGCCTTCATCATACCCTGAGGGTACTTTACAATATGATTAAGACAACGCTCTTCATCGCTAGACAAAACATAATACTGTGTCTTGCTAGGAGCCTTTGCAATGCTACAATCATACTTTAAGGCAAAAGCTTTTTGCTCGTCATTGGAGTAATAGCCAGAGCCAAAAGCAATTGTAGAGTCATTAGGAATTGGCTTGGTTGAGATATCAACATACTGCATTCCAAGACGACGCACTGCTTGTTCCTGAGTAACAACAAGATCGCAAGATGAGCTTTCATCATAGAAAGGAATAGGCAATTTGCCACGACCATGATAATGATTCCGGGCAGGCATGTTGGGAATAGCACAAAGTGCATCCCACTCGGAGACCAAAATGTTATCTAGATTATTCTTAATATTACTAAGAAGATAAGTACTAGAATCATTTGGTTTAGTTGCAACAATATCGAGAATAATAGACTTTGAATTAGACTTTCTCCCAATCATTGTTATCCTTATCCTTACGCTCCAAGGACGTAGCTAGAAAACTCTTGCTGCATTGCAAGACTTGCGAACTTATCATTATTCGCAATAAGAGACTGACAAATATGACGAGTCAGATCTTCCATAAAGATCTTCTCCTTCACAATATGCGTAAGCCGATCCTTGGTTCCCTTATCAACAGGCTTCTTAGAGTGAAGCTGATTAAGGAAAATTACAAGACGAGTTGCAAGAATGCTTGCAATCGCGGCCTTGTAGGTACCATCAGTATTCGTAGCGCTGCGGATCTGATTGCCAAGGAAATCGACATCCTTGTGATCATAAGCAGCACGAATATCAGGAAGCTTATCCAACTCATCGTTAATGAAGTTGATAAAGAGGCTGGTAGTCTCAGGACCACAGCTGGCATCACCGACAAGTCGAATGAACTTAAGCTGCTTCTTGAAGTCCTTGAAGTCGCTAATCTGATTAAAGAAATGCACGATTGAGCGTGGATTAATCTTCTCAGGAGACATAATCTCAGGATGCTTAAGAACAAAGTTGATACAACGCTGGTCTAGCGCATTCTGCTCTGCCCAGGTAGCCCAGGTCTCTGCATCGAAGCCATACTGAATCGTAATGAAACGAGTCTTCATGGCATTGTCGATCTCCTGAACCATGTAATTATCATTAGCAGGATTGCTAGTCAGGATAATCGTCCAGCCCTTAGGGAGCTTGAAGCTAATGTATTCCTGACGGTCAATAAGCTCCATGACAGCCTGCATATAGCGGGGGTCTGCACGAGTGTAATCGTCCAAGAGAAGGATACCGCCCTTGTCAGTGCGACCCTGAATCCAGGCAGGAACGGCATAGCCCATGCGGACTTCGCCAGTCAAGTTATTGGCGTCAAGACGGTCAGTGCTAACAACGTTTAGATGATCACTAGTGATCCAAGTGCCATCTTCAAGCTTATATTCCTTAACAGGAAAGCCTACGATATCGCCAAGCTCCTCGCACTGTGCAAGATTAATCTTGACCATGTGAAGATCATTGCGCTGAGCAACCTGAAGAACAGTAGAAGTCTTACCGAGACCAGCGTGGCCCTCAATGTTAACAGCCGTAGGCATCATGCCACGGTCCTGAAGACCCCTATTGGTGCGAATTACGTGCTCGAGAAACGTAACAATTTCACGAGAGTTGAGAATGAGACTATCATCGATCTTAATTTGAGACATTTATTTATCCTTGGTTATAAGGTATTAGGATAAATAGTAAAGAATACTTTAATCTGTTTTACTTTAATTAATAATCAAAAAGTTCTAAAGAACTTCCTTCATAATAACAACATCGCCAGGAAACTTTTGGTCTTTGTATTGCTCACGCTCACCGCGAGTCATAACCCAAAGAATAGGCTTAGTTGTCTTAATAGACGGAGGACTACATGCTCCATCACTAAAATAAACAAGACAAGTATACTTGCTCTTATTCTTATTCATATACTGAACAGGAGGATCAAAGTCGGTACCACCACGGCCATAGACCTTAACACTATTCTGCTTGGAATATTCTTCAACCTTTGCAATTGCAGCATCGCAATGAAGAAGAGTCATCTTTGCGCCAGTCTTAGAGATAAACTCTAGTTCTGCCATAAAGTTTGCCAACTCCTGATCGCTAACGCTACCGCTAGTGTCAATCGCAATAAGCAACTTATGCTTAGGATTGAACTTAAGACCAGGCTGACCGACAAAGCGAATCGATTCCTTACGCTTAGTCTTCTTTACAAGTACACTAGTACTTGCAGCAATGAATCTTCTGAAGTAGGCTTTCCAGTTAGTAACTGGATCCTTCTTTTCAAGAAGGCGATCAATCTCTGAAAGTAGGTTACCAGGGATATAGCCGCGAGCAGTAGACCCAGACTGACGAATAGTCTCATGGTAAGCCCTACGAACCTGCTGACGACGGATCTCATCGACCGCTTCCCAGTAGCCCGTAGAATCTTCACCAGGCTCAAGGTCTGGCTTGTCCCACTGGCTATGGCTAGGATCGCCCTGGCCATACATATCCATTAGATTCTGATCTGCCTTGGATGGACCTTTGCCAGACTGACTTTCAGAGTCACCATCTTTATCTCCTGATGGAGCAGGAGAAGATCCTTCTTGCCCATCCTGACCGCCATCAGGACTATCACCAGGATTCTTAGGCCCTTGGTCTGGTCCATTACCAGGACAAGGATCGCCGTAGAACTCATCAGGATACTCTCCCTTCAACTCTTCGATCTTCTGCTTTAAGAAATCATAGTAGAAGACAGTACCTGCCTTTTCAGGCAACTCATAGTCTGGGAAGGTCTCCATCTGAATACAACCTTCAGGAAGCTCTGATCTTTCAATATACTGATTGATCTCAAGATCAGCAGCAATATTAAAGATCTTGTGATCGGGACAACGGTTACGATAGTAAGGACTTAAGTGACCAAGCGAGATATGAAGAATCTCATGCTTTAGTACTCCAACCTGATGCTCAGGGGGCATATCAAGATATCTCCCCTTTCTAAGCAGCAATTTAAAGTTGTATCCCTCCATCGCAACCGCCGCGATAGGAATCGAATGATCGATCTCATACTTATTGACACCCAATAGATACAATCCAAAGAAAGGATTGTCGTTCATCAATAGCCGAAACGGCTTAGTATACTGTTGCATTCTTACCTTATTTTATATTTAACTTATCGGCGGAATCCCTTAAAGATTGCCTCAAGTTCTTTAGTCAACTTGTCAATATCATTAATATCGCCATCAAACGCGTAACCTACACCAAAAGGTAGCTTATAGGATGTAACACCCTTAAGCTTCTGATTACCCCAGATGTTCTTGTCAGTAATCTTGGAATCATCGCCATCGTAGTCTGAGGATCCCTTAGGCCAAACAGGAGGACGCACAGCAGGCTTATTAAGGTCAATCTTAGGCTTATCTCGACGAGCTCCTTCAAGGGTCCAGAAATACTTGTCAGCTGTCATAAAGGCAGAGATAATCTTTCCTGTAAGATCAGTATACTGAGGAGTACGCTTCTCATCCTCAGCTAGAGTAAGTTCTCTGCGAACTTCATAACAAGCAGTCTCTAGCAGAGCAATACCACTAGTAATTAGGGCATGCTTACTAGCATCACGAAAATTGAGAAGACGATCAGCCTTGGCATCATAGATCAAAGACGGATCCTTCTCATAGACAAAGTGATATTCTGGGAACAGTGAAGAAAGCTCTCTAGCAACAGTAGCAAAATGCTGACCGCTGACTGTCATGGGACGATCAGTATTGGGCAGATGCACAGTGTAGCAGCCCACAGTGGGCGCATCATAAATGATAATTTGGGGACGGCGAGTATTTACTTCCATTTTATTCTCCTTGTTTAAAAACCAATTACAAAATACAAATTAAAAAAATCAAAAAGTCTATCCTAGAGAGTCAACAAGGTCATCCATTTGTTGACTGGTAAAAGACTGTTGTTTGATAGTCTTTCCCTGCATATTCGGACAAATAATGTCTTCTACATGCACAATATGATTGTATGTAACTCGAATTGCCTCTGTTTGTCCTTTTGGAACAAAGGGCTTAGTTACATATGGTTCTCCAAGCCTGCAATTGTGAAGACCAATAACACTCCCAGCAGGAACACCCTTAAGTTTGTCACTAAGGGAACCCTTTTGAATTCGAACCATAAATGTTGTGAAACTTTTATTTGGCTCAGAACTTACAATCTTAATATACATATAATCTGGATTCTCAACATTATAAGTGCCAAGCACTCCTGAGAGATACATCGAATGTGCCATTATTCCTCTACTAGCTGAACGTAAATTGTAGATGCAGTATCTTTATCAAAAAGATAAACTACATTATTAATACGAATTCTAATACCAAGAAAATTATTTGAAATCAGGTAAAGTTTTTTACCTGAAATAAATCCTAATTCTTCTAAACGGCTAGACGCTGGCTTAATAGTTAGTATTTTATAGCTACCCGACTTACAATAGTCTAGGTTAACCATTAAATAGGATTGTTTCTATTTGTCCATGCTGACTTGAAATTGTCAATACCAGTAGATAAATCGACTTCAAAAGCAGTAATAGTTGTAGTATCAGAAGATGCGCTAACGCACCAAACATTAGTATTATCAGAGTCAAGACTTTGATAGATAGTAACAGAACCAACGGCATCAGCCAAAGTTGCTGTATTGCCAACAATAGTATCAGGTGATACTTCAAAGCACCAGGTATAAAGTTCAGTCAAAATAGATTCAGAGTATTCCATGTTTATTCCTTTTATTACTGAGGGGTGCCATCAATAGCATATTCAATCTTGAATTGATGAATAGCCTTAAGAAGTGAAACAAATGCATTTAGAATGCAAAGACAAGAATTGTCATTAACTTGCTCTGCCATCTGATTAGACAAATACCACATTGTTGATAGTAGGTGTCCAGGAATCTGGCCATTCAAGTCATGAATAATCATGTCATACAATTCGCTCTTGCTAATCTGATCAATTTGTTGAAGTCTATAGACTTGAAAAATAAGATCTGAATTAATTGAAGGACCAGTCATTGTTAACTCCTTAAGCTAAAGCTTTTTCCATTTGATTACCATGTGCAATAAATGCAATAATAGGTGCAGCTTTCTTGCTACCATTACAAAGCCTACACTGATTACAAGTAATACTGCTTTTAGTTTGCGCTGGACAAACAACTACTTTATTGCCAGCTGGACTAGTAAAAGCATGAGGACTATCTTCAGCTACAATCGTAGTAGCTCTCCATCCTTGAGCAACAGCAAGATCTGCGTCATTAATCTTCTCGCTGCTTGCCATAAGAGAACCGCGCCAATTCTTAGCTACTTTCTCTTCTCTCCAGTGATGGGTATACCCTACTAGTTCAAGCTTTGTTTTGCTAATAGTTTCTTTGATCTCAGATGCTTGTTTTGACGAACATCTGCCGATGTCCCCAATGGCGGATACACGAACCATTCTAGCGGTTTTGTGTCTATTGTTAAGAGCGTAAGATAAGGTCTTATCAGCGCCCCTTGCATAGGCACGCCTAGTTGAACTAGATCCAATATTAACGCTACCACTCCACGCATAACAGCCGTTACCTCTGAGCTTACATCCATCGCAACTCTCCCATGCTTCTTGCTTAGTATGGCCAATATACAAAGTAGGAACATTGCCAGTCTTTACGTTAACAGCCTGAGCATTCCAAATAAGGTTGAAGTCTGCTTCTTGTGAAGATGACTCTAGTGATTCTAAAATATTATCGTAATTCATATAAATATCCTAATATGAATAATTAAAAATCAAATATCAAAGAATACATTGTAAACAAATACAGATAAACAAAAAGTCTTAGGCATTTCTACCTAAGACTTCTTTATTACTTACATTTGAATATTACTATTCTAAAGTTTTCTTAGCTATTTTCTTTGGAGCATAGCTAACTTTATGTGCACCATTCTTAATGCCAAAGTCTCCACCAAAAGTAGAAACTCCTTGGTAAACATACCAAGCTCTAATCGCCCACATTCCATCTTCTTTGCACATTTGTTGAAGAAGACGATCTGCTTTATCTCTGTAAGACAGAGGAAGATGCTTTTCTCTAATAAGCTGATAAAGAGCATCATGAACTAAAGATCCACGCATAAAATTCTTGCTGTCAACGGTTGGACCTGAAGGTCCATCCCATGCATAGCCATGACGAATCGTCAATGTGCCATCACCAAGAAGTTCTATATATTCGGTCTTGACATTCAATGGAGGAATTACATTTATTTTACAAGTGTAGTCTTCCGCCAATTGATATCTCCAACCGTCTGTGTATGCAATGTAACCTTCAGTCATGATGCTCCCTTAGTAATAATTCCTACTTAGACACAGGAATCATACCAAGTTCTACTTAGCGTCAGCCTCAGCAGCAGTAGCTGCATCGGCAGGATGAGCAGGATGAGCATCGAAAGGGACACCTAGAACAGCCTCTGCTGCCACACTCTTGGCATCGTAAGGAAGTGCCTTAGGAGCAGCAGCTTCAGTAGCAGCACTGCCGCTAGCAGCAGGAACCGCAAGAACACCACTGCCAGAGCCACTGCCTGAACCGTCAGAAACGGTATAACCCTCAATGCTATTGCTACCACCAGTGATACGGCCAGTTACAAAACCAACTGCGCCACCCACAAGTGAAAGAACCACAGCAAGAACCGAAGCAGTTACACGGCTAAGAAACCAGCCAGCCTTCTTAACAACAACAGGAGCAGCAGCCGCAACAGCAGCCTCAGCTATAACCTTCACACTATCACCAGTGATCTTCGTAAGATCAGTACCATCAACACTCATAATTATTCTCCTTTGTCAAAATTTGAGGCCTGAGCTACCTCGTTTAGAATTGTTATAATCTCAGCGTAAATAGTGTAAACATCGCAATCATCTAGATTGTAGCCCTTAGCTAAAAACCTAGAGTCTAGCATCTTAGCAATAGACCAACTAGTTTCAGTATCAGGATAGAAACCAGCACCCCTGCTCATTAGCAAAGCAAATTGACCCATTGTAGAACCAATATCAATGTCTGTATAAAAACTATCCATATTGACCTCATTCATCAGTTGTCTTCTCTTTGCATACTCAATAAATGTTGAATATCTTCGCGGATGTCTTCAACCTTTGTAATAAGATCTTCAACTTGTCTTTCAAGCTGAGTAATCTTAAATTCTAGATCATATTCATCAGGCATTGTCATCTTCCTCTTCTGCATCTAGATCTAGATCGGCAAAATCTTCTAGAACAAGAATAGGCTTGTTAAGAGCATCTCTCATTTGATTAAGTACTTTTTCAAGTTCATCAAGAGATTCAGCGCTTGTAAAAGGCTCACAGTAAGTAGAAACCAATCCATTTCTGTATTGAACTTCTACGATGCGAAAGTCCTCATAAACAGACCCTTCGATCTCACTGGTAGTCTTTAGAACTCTATGGTTCCATGTAAAGCTATAATCCACATCATCTTCATAATCAGTCATCTAAGTTCCTATAAAGTAGTATTGCTGTATACGTAAATAATACAATCATAAATAAACAGAGTAAAACATTACTCAGCATCTGGCTTATCTTCTTGCTCTTCGTCTTCCTCATAGTCAAGTTCTACAAGCTTATTACCAGTTTCTGCAATATGCTCATCACTATGAGTCTTACACAAGGTCATCCACCATCCCCTGTATGAGCCGCAGTGTCCGGGCTCACCACAAACGTCACAAGTCTTAGCACTAAGAGCTCTGGCTTCTGAGATAAACTTGTCAATAGTAGGATGACTATAGTCTAGATAAAAAGACAAAGTTCCAAACTTTTCTTTAACCTGAACAGCCTCAATAGTGTACTTAGGGTATGTAAGCTTAGTCTCATCAACATGAGCCTTAATCTTAGCACAAAGATCGTCAAGTAGCTGATACCAACCATCACCAGTATCAATGCCCCAACACATACATGTCTGGCTCATAGGAAGATGGCGCTGACGAAAGATATCAGGATATTTCTTAAAAAGCTCGTCCTGTAGCTCTTGTTTCATTAGTCATCCTCTTCTGTAAAAAGATAATCGTCTTCAACAAACCAAGACTCCTCATCTTCCAAGTATTCACTTGAAGACTGTGAGGACTCGTCAGCAAGCCTATTAAGCTCATCAATAGCAAGGTCTTTCATTCTTCCCATATTACCACCAACAGATATAGTAAACTTTCTTTCCAAGAATAACTTCTACACAGGCTCTAGAAACGGCTTCAAGATCATATGCAAGTCTATCTAGATTAGATGCATTCGCAGTCTGAAAAGGCCCAGTAGCAACTGGCAAACTTTGCGCAATTAAATCATCAAAAAGTTCTTGCAGATCCTCTAGATCTAGATAAACTTTTTCAACATTAAATGCACTAACGTCAAAATAGTCGTCGCCAAACTTAATTGTACGAGTAGTTTCTTCTGGCATATACTTAGTAAGCCATAGCCTTTCGAACCAAGCATTAAGATCGCCATGTTTGCGCCAAGTCGCAATCTCATCATCGTCTGCTTCAGGATTGTCAAGATTTTCAATCCTGAGATACATATCAAGTCCCATATTGTCACCTCTTATTAAGTGTTACTTAATAGGTAAAAATATTATTTAAACTGCAAAATTAGATTATGAGTTGTCGCATAATCCGCAAGTTCTTGACCATCATTAAACTGTTTAAACTTAGATAAATCGGGACCAAAAAGTATGTACTGTTTAATCCCATCTTTCATAAAAGTATAAACAACACAATGGTTCATCTTTGTTACGTCATGCCATTGAGACATTACTTCTCAGGTTCTTGAGGCTTTACCTCTTTAAACTTATCAAGAGAATTCGTCGAATTCAGTTTAGAAGTAAGAATAATCTCTTGAATCTTTTGTTTAACTCTATCAAGGCCAGTCATAGTTTTCCTTAGTCAATATAATTTCTAAAATTAGAATTAGCAATTAGTGTTTTGCCAAGATTAGTAAGAATTCCATCTTTCCAGGCAATTAAGTTATCCATACGGTCTGCGACTTCTTGCTGTGAGAGATGGGAAGTATCTTCACTCTCTTCGCTATCGTCAGTTAAATAGATAATTCCATTGCCCTTTGAAATTGCAATAGCATCAAGAATATCGCTAGACTCAACAACCTCACAGGTCTTGTTCCTAGTGTTAGCATACACGTACATATATTATCTCCTTATTATTAATTACAAATAATAACTAATAATAAGAAATAATCAAAAAGTACCTTAAATTAATGAAAAGATCTTCTTATAAATTCGAGAGTCTTCTATGTACTCTTGATCTTTATAATAGGATCCTGTGTCTCTATCTTGTATTTGTTGTTGTTGAACAGCTTTTGCTACTTCATTTTTAAATAAACTTGCAAAACCAAGAATCAATCCACCAAAAAGTAAACCAATTATTGTTCTAACTATAGTTCTATTTAGCCATTCACGGTTTTCTGAGTCTTTTTTCTCTTTCTCTGTGCGGATATCCGCTTTTACTCGTTCGATTTCTTTAGCTATACGGTCATTCTGATCAATAGTAAATCGAGTAAGTAATTTTTCATTCTCACTTCTATTTAGTTCTATAGTCTTATTAATCGCTTCTATTTGTTGACGCTGAAGGTCAGCAAGCGAATCTAAGTCTTTTTCTACGTCCCTGAGACGCATATTTATTCCGGGATTCCCGTCATAAGATCCAAGGACTATTGTCTTTAGATCATCGATTGCTTTATCATGTTTCTCATGACTTTTCTTTAAATCATCAAGCTTAGTGTTGATGGAGTCAAGTAAAGAATTAGGGCAATCAGTTGAATTTGACATCGGAGAATCCTCTATAAATAAATAGTATTGTTAGAACATTTTCACCACCTGTATAGAGGGAACTAGATAGTTATATCTACCCCTAAATCATAGTGTAATTATACTAGACTTTACAGTATCTTATACTTTTGATGTATTTTTCAGAATTAAAAAACCCTAGGTTCTATGCCATATTTCAAGATCTCTATTCAGCCACTTAAGGGCAAAATAAAAATACTTAAAATTAGCATAAAACCTAGGGTTTTACTTACTTTTTGCCTAGATTGGCAAACAAATTAAAATAAAAGCAACGACTAGAAAGACGATTACAGCTGTCTCAATTTCCATTTAGTATCCAGCACGAGTTACGCTTGCAATTTCTTGGTGATCTTTATCATAAAGACGCCAAGAATTCCAATCATCTCCAGGATCACTAAAAGAACTATGAACTAGATGAAATGTTTCAGCCTGTCTAAGCCAAGCTTCATCAAAGTTCAATTCGGCGCGTTCATTCTTAAGATACTCACGAATATTCTCATTGCCAGTAACAGTAGCTCCAATGTAAGGCATTTAGTTCTCCTATTTAGTAGGGTGCATCAATCATTTCGTAACCATTCAAGAATGCAGGAATAGCAAATTTAACTTTCTTTGGGGCAGGAGTGGGATACTCCAACTTAGCCTTCTTAATCTCAGCGTTGAGATAAGAAGAGAAGTTATTACTAGCTGGAGTGCTCTTATTGTTTCGGTCAAAGCACTGAATAATATGACCATTAGTCATGCTGACCATAGCACATACGTTTCCTTTACGGAAAAACATATGGCTATTATCATTGTAGTAACTGCCAATACAGTGTGCACAGTCACTACCCGCAACTCTCATCTCATTAGAAGTCTTAATTCGAATCTTCTCAAGATGCTCAGGCAAGGCTAGAGTAGGCATCTCACGATCAGGAACATTTACATCATACTTAAGTAAAGCAAGACGATTCTGTTCCGCCGCAATTCTATGATTATTAACACTAGCATTGATCATTTCGAGAACACTCATATTCTCGTAATCAATAGCACTAAGACGCTCATCTCTGACTCGATGACCACGAAGGCCCATACGGTAACCATCCTTAATAAACTTGTCTACAGCCTCTGCAAGACCAGTACCAACATTAACAGGATGAACATCCTTCATAGCGTTTACCCAACCATCAAGAATCTTAACATCATTGACCTTGCTCATCTTGGTATAAAGAGTAGCCTGATTCTTATCAATGTCAGCAATCAACTTAGAGATAGTATCACCAGTCATAGTCCCAGTCCGGTTGATAGGAATCAACTGAACATACTCCGCAGCAAGACCAGAATGAAACCAGCTAAGCCGCCGATTACTAAAGGTACGGTACTTGTAAGCTTGAACAAATTCCGCATTAACAGGATGATTCTGAATCAAGGACAAAATATTCTTAGGATCATCAGACCCAACAGGCCATACTCTAAGAGAATTCCAAGCCTTCAAAGTTCTAATAGACTGAGGAATCTTATTAAGAGCTGCCCGCCTATCAGTATACTTCAAAGACGAATGTCCAACATTAAAAGCCTGTTTTACAGTAAACTTTTCCCAGGATCCTTTAGCATTATGAAGATCCTTAAGAGCCCAAGTAAGATCAACAAGATCATTAGTCTCTGCAGACCATGTTCTGTTACCATTATTCATCTCAGTAGTCTGATGACAAGCAGAGATAGTACTGATAGCAGCATCAAGTCTATCTTGCCTATCCTTATGCCAGTAGCCAAGGCCGGCAACCAAGTTAATAATAGTCTTGTGCCGAGACATCATAGGCTTAATATAGTGCCACTTACTACTTGTCTTAAAAGCGCCACTCTTACTCTTTCTACTGTAGTGCCGCGGCATATTCCTCGTCTTAATATCAAGACGTTCAATCATATTAGTCCACAAGTAATGCTTATCCTCAACAAACGCATTAAAGTCATACATCTAGTAAACCTCTACATGATTAAAGAGAAGATCTTAATAGGAGAGAGAAGACTTAAAAAGATCAAAAGGCATGTTATACTCTGCAAACCCTGCCTTATACCCTGCCGTATACCTGCATGATACCTACCCCGCTTCTCCAATAAGTATATATCTTTTATATATCCCTATATAGGCTCGCGGGTAACTCCGGCCTCTTTTGACCCTTTTAACTCTGGACTCTTTCTACTCGTTATATACCCCTATAGGGCAAAACCTGCCAAAGTAATCTCCGGCCTCTTTTTGGCCAGTACCCTTTGTTGCGGAAATCCCGCAGGAGCTCAACACCCTTGAGACCCTAAAGTCTCTCAGGTGTTGGCCCCCACGAAGATTAGATGGTAGCGCTGGTCCTGGAGCTATTGCCCTTTGCCTTGCGCTTCTTCTGGCTAAGTGCCTCTAGCCTTGCCTGAAGCTCCATCTCTTCCCGTTCAGCGTTGAGAGCATCCAACTTGCGCTGGTAGTCCCTCTGCTGCTTAGACATCTGCCGAGGCTCTTCCTTGGCATTCGAATTGATCTGCTGCACCTTGTTGTTAAGCGCGCCCTGTGCCTTCTTAGCGAAGGGGAACAGGATACCACCTACAAGGGCAGGAATCAAAAGGAACGCAGTAGCGAAGAGACCCCAGAGAGCGCCTGCTGCACCTGCACTTGCAACCTTAGTACCAAGTGTTACTGCTTGATCACCACCGATATCAGCCATTTAACCCTCCACTCGACGAAAGGCACCTGCATTAGGTGCGTGAATCTGGATCGAACGGTAGCCTGGATGAATCGGCTTGCCGTCAGCGCCCTTGTTGTGACGCTTAAGAAATACAGGAAGATCCTTGAAGCAGAGGCTAAAGCCATCAGCACCAATCTCACCAGGGGCCCAGACTTCTGCGTCTGCACCAGCCTCACTTCCATTCATGATCTTGCATCGGGTAACCACAAAACTTCCACGCTCAGTAGTAACTCGAGCCGTGACAGGTCCAGCGGTGTTGCCGATCTTGATTGTTCCACTACACGTAAACGGAGTCTTCATTCTCACACCTCTTTTGTTGGCTCTGAAATAGAGCGTTAATGTTTTAACAGTGTGCCCGCTTGGAATCGAACCAAGGACCTACGGCTTAGAAGGCCGTTGCTCTATCCAACTGAGCTACGGGCACGTAGCCTAGGTGTTACCCTAGTAGTTGGTTAGAACGGATCAATTTCCGTTACAGTTTCGATGACAGGCTCTGACGGCTCAACCTTCTTAGGGGCTTCACCGTAACGAACTACATCAGCGATGATCTCCGTGATCCACCGACGCTCACCTGCTTCGGTCTTGTACTCACGAGTTTCACTGCGGCCATCGATCTCGACCTGGTGGCCCTTGCTAAGATACTTTGCAGCATTCTCGGCATTGGGACCAAAGACAACGACGCGATGATAGGAAGGCTTGGAAACCTTCTCACCTTTGGCGTTGGTGTACCGATAGTTGGTACAGACGTTAAGAACCGCACGGGACTGTGACGATTCGGAGCTCGTAAGCTCGGGATTCTTGGTAAGACGACCACGTACTCTAGACTCATTAAGATCTTGCATTCTATCTCCTTTCCGTTTTTCTACGGACAATTGGTTACTAATATTAATTAATTTCACACAAAGAAGGGGCGATAGCCCCTCTAGCGGCTACACAGGGCCCATGCAGCAATTACTGGCCAAAACATGCTGGCGCAGAAATACAGGATTGTATACCAGACAGGAACCACAATGCTTGCAGTTCCATTGGCATGTTGCATTGTAAAAGACACAGTACTCGTCAGAATGTTTCGCATTAGTTCTCCTTCTCTTGGTTATCCAGAATGGTTCTGGCTGCTTTCATCAGTGTATTGATACGCTCAGATCCCCAAGTTAGTTCCAGTCTTGCAACTAGATAACTAATGTTGTCTGCGTCTCTATAGTTAATGTTGAACAGGTTTGGATCGGGGTTATACACGCTATCTCCTAATTGAGGATTTTAATCAACCAGACTAACTTAAACATCAGACTTAATAGGAACAATAGGAATCGTACCTCTACCACAACAAGAGATCTAATACTGTTAGCATCTTGCTAAAGTCAGCCATTAGAAGTTTTGTTGTAAGTAGAAGCAGCATCACAAAGATAAACGTATTTTTGTCGGCCACTTTTCCTCCTTGGAATTGGTTCCAAACAAACAAGGGGCGATAGCCCCTCTAGTCTTATAAAGTGTGGGGCCCCTCCCGCCTATTGCTAGATGAGAGGGGCCTTTGCGCTCTGGGTTACCAGACGTACCACCTAGTTATTTTCTGAACTAGGACAGTTTTGCTCTAGACCTAGCGAACTAGATCTATGCAGGATTTTCTGGGATACCAAACCTCTGGTCTTTTAAGGATCAACCAGTATTACCTATTGGGGGTCTAACGCGTTTCTCCCAATCTCTTCTCTCCAATCGAACTTCCGAGTTTCCTCGATCTCGTTCTGTTTACGCTTATCACCATGGTTGGCGGTATGCATATTCTGGAGCTGATAACTCTTGAGTTCTTTCTTGTCGAATCTGAAGCTCTTGCTCATTATATCCTACTTACTGATAGTGATGGTCCAGCGACCACCAAGGTTGTTTGCGAGAACTACTCCACGGTCCATTGCCGTATCGATATTGTTATGCTTCTCATTGATAACAATACCTTTATTTACCACGAACACTCGAAGATTAATGACTTTATTCACAGGGTACCTCTAGTTTGTTGATAAAGTCTGCGAGAAGTTCTTTTCCAGTATCGCTCAACTGATAAGTAGTATACCCAGTCTCAATCCATCGCTTATGGGATGTCGCCCACTCCTGCTTCTGTAGGACGTTGAAATAGACATTGACTATCTCCCTCTCTCTCTCAATAAGAGCAATGTACTCCTCATGGTTTTCGGCCAGTGTGTAACACTCTGCCATCGTTCTATCTGGCCGCGCATTGTAAGGAATCTTCCTCTTTGCAACTTCGGCATTCAAGATCTTAAGAATTTTGTCCATATCCTCAATAGTCTCCATCTTCATGACGAACCTTTATATAAGGGGGTAAAGTCTTTCCAACAGGAATCGAACCTGTTTTCTGCCACTGGAAAGTGATGCAACCTTTGTGGCTACTGGGCATGACACCCAATAGGTTATCCTACCAACAGGCAGGTTACAGGTTGTTGACCTACTAGTAATCAGTTGACTACTAGGACGGAATAGAACTACGCAACTCAACCAGGAGGTTGTTGAACTCCTCGATGGAACAGTCGGCGTCCTCGATCTTCTTCAGGTTCCTGGAATCGTTCCAGAACAGACGAACCAGGCCATTCATGTCAGCCTTGACGTTTTTGACCGTAAAGTCAAAGTGCTTCTTCAGCTCGGGGATTGCACTGTAGAATGCAACCGTCTCTTCGTCGAACCGTTCTGCATACACTTCTACCATCGGGATACAGTACAAGGTCTCGTTGGTCTCCAGGAGGTCACGAAGACGGATCCTGTTGATCTCGGCCTTGACCCATTCAGAGATGTATTCGCCTTTTTCCGAGGGGAGGCCAATCGTAAAGTTGACCGCGAATCCCTTGTGTGCGTCGTGGAACATTCCGTGCTCCACGATATAGTACCCTTCCTTCTCGGTATTGTTGCCCCTGATGGCGGAGCTGATGGTCGGGCCACTGAACTCGGTCAGGGAGACGCTGTAGGTGGTATCGTAACCCAGGAAGTTCATCCTGGATGCGATCTCCGTAGCGAAAAGGATAACGGCCTTGAAGTCAAAGATCATGCTTTCGTTTTTCATTTTGTCACCTGTTGGTGGGTGTGGGTAGTGCCTCTGTGCTTGATTGCACAGTCTTTGTGTTGAACTCTCCAAGTTCCGTTGTGACGTTCGAAATGTCCCTCTTTAGCAGGAACAGTTTTGCCGCATCGGTAACATACTCCAGGAAACTGGTTCTTCATCTTGTAACCTCTTGGTAAATGTGATCTAGTTGTATGGGAATCGAACCCATAGTCCTGTATGGTCCATTACGTCACCAGACCAACTAGAAGGGCGCTGCAGCACCCTAACTTTCTGTTTATAGCCTTAACCAGATCCGAAAGCACGACCTGGGACTCCCCGTATATTATTTCTATACTCAACGACGGAGACGTCAGTATAGCCTACTCTCCTTTAGTCATGGCGTCCCACGACCCCTAATCTTCCATCTAGACCGTAGGCAGTCCAGACTTCCAATTAGGATTGATAACTTGTTAGACTACAGGAAGAACCGACGAGCCGTATGCACAGCTTCGATCAAAGAGTCGTTGCCCTTCTTGGCATCGCTCTCGTACTTCTTGTCATCGAGACGGTCATTCACGTCATCCCAAGGGTCATAAGACTCATGGTTCACGTCATCCAGGCTCAGAGTCTCCTTCTGAACCTCCTTGAAACTATCAGTCAAGATCGCAGCAGCACTCATCAACATGACTTCCTCCATATAAGCAGAATTGCCTATCCACCGAAACAAGGGGCGATAGCCCCTCAGGACTTGTACTAAGCGGAGTTGCGGGCCTATTTTCACTCAGCTAGCCCAGGATCCGAAACCCCCCGACGCCCGCTAGGGCGAAGGGGGGTTGAGGCTCGACCTACGACCTAGAACAGGCCGTCATCGGAGCTGGCAGTCTCGCGAAGCGCCGCAAGGGCCTCCGCAGCAGCATCGCCGCCCGCAGCCTGAGCCGCAGTGGGAGCCGCAGCGCCCGTGGGGGACCCAGTCTTGACCACCGTGTTGGCGAGGATCTTGACTGCGAAGCCCTTCGAGCCGTCGCGACGAACGAACTCCTCGTCTTCAGGGGTACCGTCAACGAAGACAGTGTCACCCTTCTTGAGGATCTTCGCCATGTTCTCTGCGGTAGCACCGAAGCAGAGGACATCACGCCACTTGACCACGGCGACGCCCTTGACCTTGCGGTTCACGGCAACGCGCATCGCGCAAGTAACAGTTCCCGACTGGCCCGTCAGGAGAATAGGGTCGGCTCCAAGGTTGCCGACGACCTGAATACGCTCAAAGCCCATGCTCATGGGTGCGCTCCAGTGTGGAAAGAAGGACCATCCCTCTCTCCGCAGAAACAAGGGGCGATAGCCCCTCTCGCAGTCCATCACGCTGGACCAAACGGGAGCCAGGACATCTGGACTCCGCAGAAAGAAGGGGCGATAGCCCCAGCGAAGCGAGCGAAGCGGTTGCGCCGAGCGAAGCGAGCTCTACAAGCGAAGACAAACATGCGAATGGACGGCCGAGCGTAAGCGAGGCAGCGGAGTCATTGGGCCTTTTTTGGATGAAAGAAAAAAATAGCCCACCCATGATGGGCAGGCTATTCTCTAGTTATTGCCGTTCTTCTTTCTGTTTGCTTCTAGCATTTCCAGAAGACCGCGAGCCATCTTTGCATTGTGCTCATTCTCCTTTTGGGTGACCCATTTCGGAGGAGGATCCTTGATGTCAAAGAAGATTTGAATCTCATGGCGAAGTACATAGTAACCTTTGTTGATACGCAAATCAACACAGATCACAACTTCTCCTGCTCCAACCAAAGTACCATCCCATGCCCTAATAGTGCCGGTTGGCTTTGGTTTGCGGTTTGTTTCAATGATGTGGCCATTAAATGACTTTTTCATTGTTATCTATTCCTTACGTGCAGTGTTATGTTCTGCTACTTCTTTGCAAGGTCGTTCGGGTTGATGATAATCATCGGGCGATTGACCTTCTTGGCGTAGTTGACACAGTTGGATGTGCCACTCGGAGAACCATCCCAGATTGCGACAACCGCCTCGCAGTTATCAACCATCCAGTAGTTCCGTGCGTGGAGACACTTCTCTTTGCCTGCAAGGTCATAGCCCTTCTTATTGACAAGCACGACTTGATGAGCAAGAGCAAGCATCTTCTTGTAACGCATCTTAGCTTCGTCACCCTTGAAGTAATCACCATGGTCGCTGCAAGGACGAGCCACGATGAACTTCAGGCCAAGCTTGTGAGCCTCACGTGCGGCATCAGTGTCAACGCCAAGAGCACCACCAGTAACGACGATGATCTCACGAGTTGCACTGTACTTGGCAATGGCACGCTTCAATGCATCTGCGATTGCCTTCTTTACAGCAACACGCAGAGGATGATTCTCGTCATAGCCGCCAATCTTTTCGGGGCGATGACCAGTGAATGCAATCCTGTAGGGCTTGGCTTCTACCGCAGGAGCGGGCTTTGCATTAAGTACTTCACTGAAGATTTGAGTCTCAGACTCTTCCTCGTCACTGTCGTACTCGCTACCATACTGCTCCAGCTCTTGAGCGCTGACTGGATTCTCAGAACCAAAGGCATCTTCAAAGTTGAAGTCTGCCATGCCTGCGCTCTCCAGCATCTTGTCGTAATCGATATTCTCAGAAGCAGAGATATCGAAGAACTCCTTCTCGGGAGGAGGCTCGGGTTTGACCGGCTCTTGACCCTTGAAGGTCAGCCAGACGAAGTTACGAGTGTAGGTCTTGCCGTTGGCACCATGACCGTCACGCTTCTCCACTTCGCTTGCCTCAACGGTAGCACCGCTGAAGAAGTTGTTGAGAGTACCGTGGTAGCCCATCATCCCAGCAATCTGCCACTGCGTCTTGCCCTTGAAGGCACCGTTGTTCTCGAATGTCTTGCGCGTCTCGCTGGTCTTGCGGAACACAAGATAAGCGATTGCGGCGGCGCGATGGTCCTGATCGGGATTACCGCGCTGTCCACCGTACGCAAGCTGGATGCGATTGTCGCTGAGGAGCTGCTCAATGCTCAGACCGACAAGCGACTGCGGATCAACAGTCTTGCCATCCTTGGTCTCACGGATGAGGAAGGAGGCACGAACGTCGGCAGCAAGAAGCTTATCCTGAGTCTTCTTCACGGCAGCATCCTCAAGGAACTTGCAGAGAACTTCTGCGTAGCCCTTGTAGTTCCCGGTCGAGGCAAAGTACATCTTGCGGCTGTAACCACCGCTGGAGCTAAGCTCACCCTGGGCGTCAATAGCGTCAGAGTCGATGATCTTTGTCTTGTTGCCTTCTTCGTCATCAAGGAACTCGACCTTACCCTTGCCCATGGACAGAGTAATAGGCTTTTCCGCAGACGTACCGAGAGCGGACATCAGCTCAGAAAGCACGAAGATTTCGTACTTGTACTCAGCGTTATCCTCGTAGACTTCTTCGAAGAGAGGCCAGAGATCCTCGTGGCGTGCCGCGAACGCTGCATGGATGGGCTTCTGAGCGTAAACCCGACGAAGGGTCTTGAGCTCTTCAGCGTTCATCATGTAGCGAACCTTGTCGATTTCCTCGTAGCGGTGCTTCATTGCCTCAGGCACAGTCATCATGTGACCATTTTCCTGGCTGTAGCGATTGACCGCATGATACTTGCGGAACATGAAGGAGCCGAAGGTCGTGAGATTGAACTCACCCTCATACTGCTCCTGCTCATCCCGGTAGTGCTTGTTGATCAGCTCATCAAGCTCATGCGAGTGCTCTTCAAGGAACGCCTGAAGAGTAGAAGTCAGGAGAGTAGCAGTCTGAGTGCTGTGACCCTCGTCAATGAACGACTTGAGGTTTGAGGTCATCGTCTTCCAGTAGCGTGTGAAGCTGCGGATGATGGGATGCTCAACCTTGATGGACCGACCATCTGCCGTGACAACCGTCTGACGAAGGCTCTGGCAGATCTTAGCAGTCATCGGGGTCTTGCCCTCTTCGTCCTTGAACAAAGCAGGAGCAATGATGTTTTCGCCCGTGATCTCGGAGATTTCTCCCGTGTAACGCACAGCAACAGGTGCAGTTACAAGCGAAAGAAGGCTGACACCAAGCCGCTTGCGGACAGGCTTAAGGGCAGTCATCTTGCTAGGCTTAGCATCGGGATTCTCACGCATCGCATTGCGGTCGTTGAGTACCCAGCTGACAGCAATCATCGTCATGATAGCATCGATGTTGTGCCATGCACGCCAAGCGCCGGGGAAGTCAGTGCCGCTCTGAGCAGCATCGACCACCAGCGAGATCTCACCTTCCATCATGCAAGCTGCAAGAAGGGCAGGTGGAGTCTTGACTACCGAAGGCAGAATGATCAGGTCAGCAAGCAGATAGCTGCCAAACATCTGAGCATTTGCCATTGCGCCAACGATGGGCATGAACTCGTTATCACCAGGAAGGTGAATCATGTCCCACTTCTCTTCAGCAGTCTTGTCGACAACCGAAGGATCTGCAGGCTGAGCCTTCTCAGCAAGCGCCGTGATGTTGTACTTGATGAGGCCAGAAGGCGAGACAGTCTCGACCGTCTTGACATCAAAGTACGAGGACAGCAGCTTGTGACCGTTCGGAATGGTGTTCACAAGATCAAGCTTTTCAGGAAGCTTAGCAAGGAAGGTGTGTGCCTTCTCGTAAGTATCCTGGACCTGCTGAACAGTGAACTGGCTCAGCTTGTAGTTACGCAGGTTCATAGAACGCAGCGCAAGCAAGCCAAGCTTACCGCACAGGAAGAACGCCTTGTCGTCAGCGTCACCGCCGTCCATGCTAACAAGGACAGCCTTCTGCATGATCTCCGTGCTGCCGAAGTACGCAGTAGCGTGCAGGAACATGTCGTCCTCAAGGACAACATAGATAGCCCGCACATCGACCTTAGCCGAAGTAGGCCAACGAGCCGCAGCACCAAGGCTATCCCGATGGTTGACCGCAAGCTCCTTCTCGTTCTCACCCTTTACATCATGGATGTTAAGAGCAGGAACGTTGAGGTTCTTTGCAGCTTCTGCCGTGATAGCAATTGCCGCAAATCCTGTTTTGGCAAGGATCTGTTCCGACTTGGCGTTAAACGCTTCCTCGATCTTTGCCTTGCGGTCAAGCTCAGCCATGATGAGAAGACGACGCTTCTTCAGGCCAGCGGTCTCGTTTGCAAAGGCACCCTGCTTCTCCTCGTGGAGCCACAGGTCGCGGAACATGCGCCAGACAAGAGCGCGGGGATAGGAGGTAAAGCCACAAGGGCCGTCCTTCGTAACCGCGTTGATGCGAAGCTTGCTCTGCGTGACATCCTCGCTGACACTGTTGACCAGAGTAGTCACAGTAGCAGGAATTGCGCCAGGATGCACACCAAGGCTAAGCAGCATCTTGGTAATCTTGGCCTTGAACGTTGTGGACGTCTCGGTTGCCTCAAGGACATCGCCATCAAGGCCCTTAAGGGCATTCTTGACGTAGTCATCCCAGTGCGAGATGTTCCAGTCAATCATCTCGTTGAGGATCGCATGGAACTTCGGGTCGTTAAGCACCTGACCAAACAGGGCGCTCAGGTTCTGAACACCGAGGAGAACCCCAGGCTCAGACTTCATCTCACCAACGGTCGGCTGCACCATAAGCGCAACATCGTCAGAGAGATCTGGCTTGAGATCCTGCTTGTCCTCTGAACTCAGAAGGAAGACATGGGGCGGCATCCACAGCTTGACTGCACCCATTGCGCCCTTGTAGTACGCCTTGCGCGTAACCACACGACGCACCTGCATGCCCTGTGTCATGGGGCCAGGGGTGAGCTCTGCACTGCCCATGTAGTGGACACCGTCCTGGATTGCCTTGTAGGCAGGATCCAAGTCAGCCATGTCCACAACCTTGCCAGTCGCAGAGATAAGCCCGCTGTAGGTGGCCGTCATCATGGAACGCGCATACTTGCGGCCCTTCTGAGCGGTCTTGCTGGTATACCCAACAGCACCCACGAGCTTTGCCTTCAGCGCCTTAGGCACCATCAGCGTCTCCATGCTGCTAACAGCAAAGAGCGGAACGTGACCGTCCGGGCGCTTCTGTCCTTTCTCAACCACAGGGTGGTCGAGGAGGCTTTCAAAACCCGGAAGATCGGAATAGGGGCTCTTAACCCCGGAATATTCGAGATGCTCTCGATAGCTACGGTACATCGTACCCTCCTTGTCAGTAACCGAAATGGTTACGTTCTGTTTCATGTTTTCTACCATTGCTCCATCCTTTCACGATAGGGTGTCGTAAGACCTTCACGTGCGTCGTAAAGAAGAATTTCATCTGCCATTGGCGTAAGAATGCCATAGGAGAAGTAAAGGCGATCCTTATAACGAAGACCGCTTGTTTTCTCAAGCCCCATATCAATGGCTCGACTTTGGGCGTCAGTCATGATACGATCTGCATTGTTGTAGGCCAGGATTGGGCTCACCAACATATAGCCACTTGCGGTTTTCATCCACTTGTAGCCATGAAGATTGATAAGTCTCTGGAGCAGAAGTCGATAGTGCTTGTCTCCAGTGTCCTTACCATTTACCCCACTCTTGTTGCAAGACTGCAGTTCGTTACGCTCATATCTCATTTTGAGAATTTGAGGTTCAAAGAAATTGTCCATCTCGTTGAACTTCCGGATTTGACGTTTCATTTCTTGTAACGTCATAGCATCCTTTGTTCGAAGACTGAAGACAGCTTCCTGTTTCTTCTCTTCCAACAAAGCAACTTCAAAGTCGCTACGAGACAGTCCAAACAGATGAGGCCGGGTAAACTCGGCGTTCTCCCAAGAGCTGTCCATGTCAAAGCTATAAAGTTCCCATGGCAAGTTATGCTTGCTTGCTAGCTCCCACAAGGTTCCTCCGGCAATCTTAGCGCAATACGCTGAGTGATACGGAGAATCAGGTATGCTACTGTCACGTAGGCGGTGAATCTTGTTCTGCTGATACTCTGCCAGTATTTGCATGTTTGCAGTATCCGGTGCCTGCATATACCAGCGCATAACCGTGCTACTGGTCTCATTTGCTTTCTGACAGAATCCATCAGCTCCAGCAGTCCAAGTGTTTCCGTAGGAGGTTTGACGGACTCCCCTGGGATTGAGGAACAGGCGCTCAGCAATATTCCCATTGTAGAAATACTCTAGGAATATTTTCCCATTTTTGTCTGTTCGCTCATAGAACCCATTGTCTGGCTTACCAGTTGGATCCCAGCCGCGGAGGTCTACGATTTTCTCGATATGACTGCACCACTGATTGTAAGTGGGCTGGCGCATGTTAAACCAGTCAGCCATGATCATGCGGATCCATTGCTCTTCTGGTTGGCCTCCTGTGAGGCCTCCGCTACGAGAAGCACCGAAGATAGCCTTTGCAAGCTCCTCTTCATGGCCGGTAACTTGGTTCTCAGGACCAAATCCCCAGTCCGCAACACCGCCGCTGGTGACAAGGACAAACCCAAAGGAGAACTTTTCTCCGCCCTTGTAGGAGTTCGTCTTGGCATCCACTGTCTTGTCGACAATGTAGCCATGGTACTTACCAGACTTCATTTGGTGCTGGTAGTAACCGTCACCGACACAGAACCGGCCAGCGTCGTTTGGTGGCGGGAAGTAGCGCAAGTTAATGTCCTTGCACTCATCCCATGCCATCTGAGGACTGACATAGCGGAAGTAGTACGTCTCTTTGTTAAAGAGAGCCGTAACTTCAACCTCCGTAGTCTTGACTTCCGCCATTTCCTTGCCAAGGAATTTGACTGAAAGCTGATTGACCAGCTCAACAGTGTCCTTGAAGCGGTTCCGGGCAACCATCCACTCGGCCGCCGACCAGGTATCAAGCGTCTTCGGCTTCCTTGCCAATTTCTCGATTGTGACCCAGAAGGCTTCCCAGGTCGGGTCATGAGCAACCTGGTTAAACCAGGTAAAGACTTCCTTGTTTGCCAGCAAGATGTTAGCAAACTTGTTGAATGCCGGAGCATTCATGGTCTTGATTTTCACTTGTTTGTCACGCCCCTTGAACTTGCTCTTGACAGTCCGAAGCTTGCCAAAACACCGAAGACGGTACATATCTACACCAATAGCCTGCAGCGCAAGAAGACGCTTCTTGACACCCATCAGATTGCTTGTTGCAAACTTGGGGAATTGCATGGAGATTTTCTCCATGAGCTCCCTCTGTTCCTGCTTGGCCTTCATAAGAGCTTCCTTTTGTTCGGTTGTCATGTTCTTAGCCATTACTGATTAACCTCCATTACCTCATTCTCAAGCGCAGAGAAATTCTGGCCAAAGAGTGCTTCAACTAGATTGATTGCAGCCTGCTCTTCCGCAGAGACAATGACCACAGCAGGAACAACTGGGGCCTTGACAACAGGCACGGTCTTGCCGAACTTGACAAGAGCCTTGAGTGCCTCCATCGTCACCTGCGCATGTTCGCGCACGGGAGCGGTAGGCATCGTGAACTTCACCACATTGACCTCCAGACGGAGGTTGTGGGGCATAGAGACGAAGCTGCAGCCGGTGCCGAGGCGGGGCTTGGCGGGTGCGTTGTTGGTAGACTTGACAGCAGGCTTGACGTCAGCCTTGACCTCAGGCTTGGTCATGACGACCATAACCTTGGCAGCAGCAGGCCGCGCAGTCGGCGCAACCGTGGTGACCGTCGTGATGCCAGCCTTGGCCTTGATCACGGCCTTGACCTTTGCCTTTGCCTTCGCAGCCTTGGCCTTGCGGGTTGCAGCCTTGGCGCTCTTGGCAGCGCGAGCCTCGGAGAGCTCCTCTGCCTTGCGGCTTGCGATGGCAGCGCGGATGCTGGCGACCTTTGCCTTGAGCACCCTCTTGTCGTTCTCGACCTTGGCGAGTGCCGCAGCCTGTGCTGCCTTCACCTCAGCCTCGACGGCCAGACGTGCGGCCTTGGCAGCAAGGCTCTGCGATGCGACCTGGGCGGGGTTCTGCGCGGCCCACTGGAGGTCGATGGCGTGCTGGTCGAGGAGCCGCTTGATGTAGGCATTCTGCGCAGCAGCCGTACGACGAGCAGTACGAACTGCCTTGTCGAGGGTCTTGACCCCCGTGTTGGCGTTGCGAGGGCCGAAAGCCGCCTTGACGAGGCGGGTCGCATCGAGGTAATCGTCGCAGCGGACAACCTTGGTGACCACCTTGGCGACAGGCTTGGCCACGAGGGGCTTGACCATGGACCGAAGGATGGGGAGGGCGTTGCGCTTGGTCTCTGCCTTACGCAGCGCGACCTCGACCTTCACCGCGTCCTTGGGACGGGTGATGATGTTGCGCTTCCGGTCAAGTGCCGCCTGGCGACGTGCAGCCGTGTTGAACGCGGGGCCGGTCTTGACGGAGCTGCTCCCGTTCTTCTTCTTCCGCGCCGAGTCGGTCGAGGCGACGTGGATGTAGGCCGGAGGGGCAGAACGACGACCACCGGGAAGCTTGTACTTCTCCGTGTAGATGTACTCCGCCTTCGGGCGAGGGACGGACGCGCCGTGGAAGCGGATGCCGGCGCGCTTACGCCAGACGTGGAGGAGGCGACGACGCTGACGGCGGGACATACGAGACATGGCAGGATCCTTGTGAGGACGGGGGGATTTGGACTTGTTACGCATGACGATATCCTTGGGTGGGCGGGACTTCTTGTTCTTCATGGGGCGCTCCGTGTAGTACGGGTTGATGCCGGTGTCAGAGATGCCACACATTGCGGCAATCTTAACATCGTGGCTAATCAGGCGGATGAATGCGTCGAGGGCGATACGAAATGCCATGGTAGTCTCCGGTGGCGGTGGTGGCGTCGGTTCAGGTTGGTTCATAATCTCACTCATCTTGTCCTCCTCAAGGAAATACACACAACCAGGACCACCCTTTTTGGCATCCCAGTCCAGTAGACGAACGTTCTCCCAGCTACACTTGTAACCAGGAATCTTGCTGCGACGAGTATGACCAACAATGGCCATACCATGACGACCGTCATAGCTTTCTGCCCAGAAGTCACCTGGGTCAGTATTGTCGACCAGCTCAATCTGAGCAAGAGTCGGCTCAACGTGCACGAACTTGTTTGGCATCTTGCCATTCGGTACCTTGGCATGAGCAACAACCCAGCCATTTCCCTTAATCCACAGCGGCCTCTTGCGCAGCCACTGCATGTCGTCCTCGGTAAGCAGGTTGCGAATTTCGCACCATTCCTGCCAGATCCGCTCTGCCTGCCCATCTTCTGCGAGGAGCACAGGGTAGTGCAGAGCCCAAGCTTCCGCCAGTTCCGCCTGGCTATCGCCAAAGAAGAGAGGATAGAGCTCATGGTTGCCCAAGATGAGCTCCGAGCCAGAGGCACGGATCAGGTCAAGGCATTCCTTTGCACCCTGTGCGCCACCTTCCCCATCGAAGATATCTCCGATGAAGACAATGTCCCTGCCGTTTGCCATCTCAATAGCAGAGGTGACGAGAGAAGGACGTGCGTGAATATCGCCGACAAACACCTTTTCCATTGCAATCTCCTTAGTAGGCCTATCAATCTTCATATCATTCATTGGAACAACCTTTGTAATAGTACAAATAGATACATTCATTTGCTTATCCATGACGTTCTCCCTAGGCACTAGTGGATGCGCCGGCCAATGCGGCCGATGCGGGCGTGACGGAAGCGACGGACCGCTGCCTTCTTGGCAGCAGCCTTTTCAATGGCCTTGGCCTCAGCGTTAGCCGAAGTCTTGGCGGTGATCTCTCCCTGGATAAGGAGGAAGATTAGGATAAAGAGGATGACAATCATGTTACTTCTCCCACTTGCTGATAGTCTCCTGCCCGTATTTAAGCAGGAACTGTTGATAGAGATCTTCGTATCTTTCCATGTTGTCTTTGGCATAAGCCAGGTTTACCGTATCCTTGCTGCGGTCCAGGCTACCCCAGCAGTCAGTGGTGCCAATGTACAAAGCATCGTTGTACTTGACTTCGAAGTCTTCAGCGCTACCTGTGCCAAGGTTTTCGCGACTCGGCCATTCCGTGTAAGATACAAAGCCGATTACCTCATCGCCGGCCATCAAAGGCCCACCAGAGTCGCCATGGTCAGGAGAGATTTCAAGGCTGTCTGCAGCGGCACAGATGAAGCGTTGGTTGCTAGCGCCTGCAATGTACCTCTTGTAGGTATCAACAAGATTCTTAAAGATAACCTCGGGGCTTTTCAGGCTTGCATCCTCAAGTGCGTTTCTGGCATCAACGAATGCCCATCTCATGTCATTCTGCTCTTTCATGCTAGGCGTACCCTTCTTCATGTGGTCAAAGACCTGCTCAAAAGGCACATAACCCCACATGTCTGTGGTCTTACCCCACCAACGGAAGTCAGTGCTGCACTCAAGACCAATCTCATAGAGATCTTCCTTGATTTCGTTAGGGTATTTGTCAGCCGGCACAACGATATCGCCAGCGTTTTCACGGTAACCGTTACGTGTGCAGTGCTCTGCCGTGTATATCTTCCCTTTCCACTTCCATGCAGTGCAGTTCCCGCTCTCATCAAGGGGGCCTTCCTTTTCCCTCGTGTTGATAGCACCAATTCCATGGTGGATGTTGTTCTCTGCGTGATACTTCTCTTCCAGAAAAGTTTCAAGGTCTTGGACAACTGAGTAATAGTCGCTGTTAGCAACCCACTCGGCCTGGCGGACCTCCTGCTTCCGTGCGGCAGCAGCCTTTTCCTGATGGAAGCGCGCATTTTTACGCACAACGTGCGTGAAGATACCAGCAAAGATTGCAATGAGTACAACCATCACCGACACCATGATGATCTTCTCGCGGCGGAAACTCTTTTTCATCTTCTCATTCCTCTCGTTGTAGGCCTTAAGCTCAGCATCAACCATCTCTTCCCAGTTGTCCATGACCTTCTCCTCGTTCGGGTTGTTCGAGTTCACAGCAGTAACGTTATTCATGAGTCCACCCCAGCACTTCAATGATGTCGAAGACATCGGTGTAATCGCTAAAGATATCCGAGTAGCTTGACGCCATCCGATCAATAAACGGCGATGCAACCGGCTTATTGTCAACCATAGCAAAGCAAGAGACCGGATAGTTACTATGAGCTTCCGTGTAGAACTCATCAAACATCTGATTGTCGGTCCGAACGAAGAAAGAGGCGCTACCAATGACTTCATCACCAAGCATGATGGGGCCACCAGAGTCACCCTTCTTGATGCTATCCTCAGCCATAGAAGAAGCACAGAGATACTCCTGGCTCGTGTAGTGCTCTTTGACGTACTTCAACTGGTTGTAGAACTTGTTGAACGCTGCATGTGCTTTTTCTTTTGCCTTCTTGGCATTATCGCTATCAGTCTTCATGCTGTTCTCTTCGATCGCGTACTTGTAATCGTTAAGAGCAGTAATAGCCTTATACTTGGAGTCAATAAGCTCTTGCTGCATTTCGTAAGGAGCATCAAGATAGTTTCTTGTCTTCTTGAAGATCTGCTCCATAGGAATAGTTACCCACTTATTGGTGGTTGTGCCCCACCAGCGGATATCAGGGCTGCACTCTGTACCTTCCTTGTAGAAGTCACCAGAGATAGTGTTATCGGCTGTCGACTGCTGGACGCGGTCCGTGTTACCATGCTTTTCCAGGTATTCATTGCAGTGCTGGATGGTGTATAGCTTACCGTTCCACTTCCATGCGCTGCAGGTACCATAGAGAATCTCGCCGTCCTTGTATACAGGAGACTCGATTTTGCCATAGGCCTTAGGAGCACTGTCAGTCTTGAGATTTTCAACCTCAACAGCCACTTCCTCATAATCAGCAACAGCCTGCGCATTCTCAATCTCAGGCTTAGCATCAGTACCGCAAGCCGTAGTGATTGCGAGGAAGAGGAAGGTTGCGATCTTTGCCATCATTGCCGCATAGTTAGCTTTCACAAGAGCCTCGTTAGCCTTCAGATTGTGGAAGGCGTTGGTTGCAAGTGCAATGCTGCGCACCTCGTCATGGTATTCAACATGAATGAGGATATCAACGGCAGTGAAGGCCAGAGGGCCAAGCGCAAGGATAAGCGTGAAGGCGTCCTGCAAGCTTGCCATGAGGAGAAAGGGAATGAAGAGAACCGCAGTACAGACGATGCTGTATGCAAGCCCAATGGACCTCTTGCTGACGACGAGCATGACGGACTCCTTGTTGACAACGAACTTGTTCATAGTAGACCCCTTCCAGACAGCGGTGATGATAGCGAGGATGGCAAAGATGACGAATGCGATTGACATAGCAGACTCCTTGTTGACGACAGAATTGTCGATGTTGTTCATTAGTACACCTTCACAATTTCGCAGGCGAAAAGGTCGATAAAGTCAAACTTGTCATCCTTTGTGCCAATGGAACGGTTGAGAGCGAGGCTATAGTCGTCGTAAAGACCAAAGCGCTGGGCGTACGCTTCGAACAGGTACTCACCGACGCGAGAACAAGCAGGACAGCCGCCTTCCCAGTCAAGTCCAGTCGGCTTCCAGTCGCGAAAAGGAGGAGACTTTCTGATTTCTCGTGCAAGCATAATTTCAGGCTTGTAGACTTCAACTGCATAGTTGACCTCAACAATCCACTCATGCTTGATACCTTCAGAGCAGATCAGGCCGTTGTCGTTGTCCATCATAAGCTCAGCAAGCTCACGAAAGATAACAGGGTCATCGCAACGATCAAGATTGAACTTAATCGGGAATCCTTCCTTCATGACTTTGATAGTGGAGATCGGAACGTCCGCGATTACCTGTACAGCACTCGAAGAGTGCTTCTTGGTAATGTATGCAGCCCAGAAAGCATCCAGATTGGCATTTGCCGGAACAGCCCAAGTGCCCATCACTTTCTTTCTTTCCGGGTGAAGGTGATTGGTGACTTCCATTGCGGGAACGCCATCCTTAGCAATGATGTCGCCAAAGTTAGGCGCAGTCCAGTGAATAACACGCATAGTCTTCATGGTTTCCTCCATCTTAGCCGAAACGGCGTTATCTTCAGTAGTCGTATTCATGAGATTCACCTTGTTGGTGTTGAGGGTGTTGATTTTCATCGTATTACCAGACGTCGCTGTTGACAGCGGCAGCAAGGTTAGCCTTGATCTGCGCCACAACATGGTTGATGTTGAACTCACGCTGGATGAACCAGGTGTTATACATCTTTATGGCTTCAAGCTGACCGGGTGTCTTTGATGTGGCCTGGTCGGCGTCGCCAAACATGCGAACAAGAATGGGACGGTGCTTCTTGCTGCGGTTGTCATTGCCCATACCAAAGTCGACAACACCAACGCTGTTTGTAAGGATAACGCCGAAGTTATCCCACTCACCATTGATCTGGATGTCGGCAACCCAAGGAATATTCGTGCCATTAAGGAACGTGCCCTGGTAGTAACCATCGGACTGCACATTGCCATTACCTGTGCAAAACCTGCCGGTGTACTTGCTGTTGATCTGCTGGGACTCTTCCCAGATGCCCTTTGCATCCGTACGACGAATGCGAAGGACCTGGTCATAGCCAGCAGCAAGAATCTTCTCAATCTGCTCCGTGTTAGCCACGTCACAGCTCTCAAATTCTTTCTTGTCAAAGTTAAAGCCAACAACAATGTCAGTTGTAAGCTTACAGGTTGCAATTTCTTCAGAGGCAAAGATAGGCATCAAGTCCTCCTTGAGCTCCTTGACCTTGTTATAGCGAGCAAGGTACGTCTTCCACTGAGCAGCCTTCCAGAGGCTTTTCTCTGCATTCATCTGTCTGTTATGCCAGAACTCTCTATCATCTTTCATTGCGTGCATTTCGTCCGCAAAAGCAGCGTCTTTGCTCATGGCCAAAAGCAAACCACCCGTTGCTGCATCGTTCAACGGCAACTGCCAGCGACTGAAGAATTGCATGTTCTTCTTGCTGATGAGCAACTTTGCCGCCTCCCACTCAGTTTTCGTGAGAATACGAAGAGCCTGCCAGTTGTAACCAGTCTCCCAATTTGCTTGGCAGACAAAGTGGTAGTATTCATTTTCGCTATTTCTCATGGCCTTTTCGAGCTGACGCCCAAACTCCGAGAACTTGCGAGCCATCGAGCTATAAGCCGCAGCGTGCTGGTGCTTGCTGTCAAGGTTAGCGTACATAAGCCAATACGAACGGAGGCCTTGAATGCTAGCATTCTTGTAGAAGAAGCTGCAGTCCGCAGACTCGTCGAGATTCTTTTCAGCCTCATTAAAGGCCTCAAAAGTAATCTCTTCCTTGAGTTTCGTATCAAACATTGCCCACAGAGCGTTAATATCGGTAGCGTTCACGATTGAGCGGATAAATTCTTCGTACTTCCAGGCCTCTGCGCTTTGCTTACAGCCGAGTTCTGCCTGGACCTTAAGGGTTGCAAGACGTCTCTCTTCCATTTCACGGAGAACTTGGGCATTGCGTGCAAGTCGCTGAGCTTCCCGCTCTTGTTCACGCTCTGCAGCGAGGCGATACTCCTCACGCAGTACAGCGTCACGCTCAAGCTGAGCAATACGCTCTGCATTCTCCAACGCCTGCTGACGCGCCCATGCAATGTTACGCTCACGACGCTCCATCATGTAGAAGGCGTCATGCCTGCACGCCTGCTCGTATTCAGCAGCCTCCTTGCGCACTTGCTTAGCAAGCTCATCAGCCTTCTGCTTGTTCTCATACCAGATGCTACCCACGATAGCACCAACCACAGCTACAGTGATGAATACCAAGGCAAAGATAAGCATGATCTTCTCGTTACCCGTCATCGTTGCATAGGTCGTGTCTGCAGCAACGGCCAAGATCACCGGAGCGATACTAAACATCTTATTGTCCTTATCGTTCTTCATGGCATCCTCCTCGTTAACGTCAGAATTGACGTTGTTATTAACATCCTTCTTAACCCAAGCCTGCTGTGCAGCAAAGGCCATGATAGCCTGCATGGTAGCAGCGCTCATTACAGGCATCTCACTGTCATCCTTGCACAGGGCATCAATCTCGGCCTCAAACGCAGCCTCCATATCAGCCTCCTGCTGTTCCTCGGTATCCGTACTGTGACCGTAATCACCCTTGATGTACAGGTCGACATTGTAATCATTCACATACATGGCATCCTCCGCGTTATCAGCCTGGTAGCTGGGGTTATTGCTATTGAACAGTACGTTGATCAGGCTAGTCATGATAGTCACCTTGTTGTTACTATGAGTGTTATTATTCATAGTGTTGTTGATGATGATAGTGTTGGTGGTGTGGGTGGGGTTTTGTGCGAGCGTGCACATGGCGTTCCTTACTGCCCTTGTAGGGGCAATGGGCCACAGCTAGCGAATGCTAGCAGTTGGTGAGAGTTGGAAAGACCCTCACCCCTTGGTACATGGTCTTGAAAGGGGGTGGGCTAAAAACGAATAGGGGTAGGGTAAATACAGGGGCCCAGGAGTATAAGTACCCGCTCTTTTCCGAAAAAAAAATATATAAATATATAAAAATATATATAAAGGCCTTTTACCCTAAGCCTATGACCCTTTCCCCCTCACGTAGCTCTTTTCCCCCATGTATAGCGTTTCTTATGGCTTCTTATGGTATCAAGTTAATAAAGTTTAAACTTTAGTTTGATTACTAGAGATAAGTAACTGCTCTTGAGTTCCCGAAAAGGAAATCAAATGGAATCACACAAGGAATAAAGAGGAACTCTTGGCGCACTATAACGACATTAATAAGGCTAATAATAAGAAGCCTAGATCTTCACACGATAACAGTGCAGGGCGTGGAGCCGATAATCCATATAAGAATGCGGCGCGATTGGAGAACCCTACTTATACTGGAACTATGACTGGGCAAGTTATAGATCCTTATCTTCTTTCTGATAAACTTTCTAATAGATTAGAGTTTGCTCCTAAGGAAGAAGGAATGCCCTTTGACCTTCAAGCTTTAGAGGAAAATGTAGATATTAGTTCCAGTGCTAAGGGGTTACCTACTCGGCAAATGGAAATATCACAGGATAAAGCCTTTGATAAGACTTCACCCCTGTTGAAAGATTCTAGTATGATTTCAGGTAATAGAAATGCTAATGGTCTCGGCGGCGTGGAGGCTAATACCCAAGTTCTACTTGACAGAGTAGGTGAGCTTTTAGATAACGATGAAACATTACTGGAAAGAGTTGAGCCCCTTGATAATACTTCTTCTACTAGTATCAGTTTACGTGATGCTTTTCAAAGTGCCTTAGATAATAGTGATCTTGCTACGGTAGATGTTACTAGCTTCTTCTCTAATAGTAGTTTAGGAGCATTCCTTGGTAGTGACCCTGATCTTTATAGGGACTTACATATAACACCTCAGAGTGCTGCGAGGATGAGGTCACATCTTGCCGCCGTTAAGCATGGTACTTATGCTAGTGTACCTTTAATATGTAAAGGTTATGAGAGTTGCCCAATCCGTAGCTCTTGTTGGTTTGCTGCTAAGAGAGATAACGGCACAGTTGATCTTGCTGCTAGTAAATTCCCATTACTACAACCCTGTCCCGTAGAAGCTAGTATTCTTCAGGTTAAGGTTAAGCAATACTGCAGTGAAAACTTCCATAACTTGAATCACATTACTCCTACTGTTATTAGCTTGGCTACTAAGTTGGCGGAGTTGGATATTTATGAGATCCGGGTTAATATGTTACTTAGTCAAGGCGATAGTCTTGGGGAAGGCCGCGATTTGATGCAAGAGGCTGTGCTAAGTAGCGATCTACATGGTAATCCTGTTAAGACTGCTATGAAGGAGCATCCTGCTTTTGCCTTAAAGGAACGTTTCCAAAAGATGCGCAGTCAGCTTATGAAAGAGCTGTTAAGTACTCCCGAAGCTAAGCTTAATGCAAGGGCAAAGATAGATGCTACTAAGGCTGAGAGTGTTAGTTCAACTATGACAAAAATGTCTGCTGCATTAAGCAAGATTAATAGTTTAATAAGGGATAATACTGTAGACCCAATGGACTTTGATGATGACTAAGGTTAAATTATGGCGAATAACAAAGGAGATAAGGTATATACCTTAAAAGATTACTTTGTTAATCCCGATGCTGACCCCATTAAAGCTATTACTGCACTTAAAGGGAAGTATGACCATACTAACTTTATATCTGGCGTTGATGCTGCGGTTCGTGGAACTTTTACTCTTTCCACTTCAATCCTAAAAGGAACCTACCGCGCAACCTTAGGTGCTACGAAGTTTATTAATGATATAAGTGGTGCCAATAAAAAGATTGTCACTACTATGGAAACATTAATAGGTACAGAAAATACTGATAACTTCTTTTCTTACACAGATGAGGTAAAGAAAGATGCAGTTAGAGCATATAGAGAAGTTGGTAAACAAATGGCCAATTTTGCTACTGGTAAAGATAAAGCACGACCATCCGAGATTATTGGAGGCTTGACAAGTACAGCCATTAAACAATTGAAACTTGATGCTATGGCAATGGCGGGTTTCAATTTCCAACTAGATGATATAGTTAAGAATGCATTAATTATAGACATTGAAACTGGTGGTCTTTTTAAAGATGCACCTATTCTTCAGATTGCCATGGGGGACATGGCAAAACTTGATGAGCTAAAAAGGACAGTTGGGGCTAGTGACCAAACGGCAGCTTTATCTGCTGCTGAAGCAATTGGAAGAATGTCTCCAAAAGAGCAAATGGCAGAAGGATTCCTCTCAATGAATCTTATGCCTGAGGCAATTATCAGAGATGTTGAAGATGCACCAGATGGTAGTAGAAAAGCTACGTTTAGAAGCTTTAGCTATATTCCAAGAAGTGAGGCTGAGTTTAAACAAAGATTTGGTACTTGGGCTAGTGGAAAGTTTCCTTGGCTTAGTGAGTTCTACGAAGAGCATGGTGAAGGCCCTTCTGGCGACAAAATCATAACGGAAGCAAGGATTCAGGAGCTACAACAACAATTAAAAGATGAAGGCTTTATAGAGTTAAAGTCTGGACAAAGATTATATAGCCAGAAAGAAGGCGCAAAATACTCTATGCTATTTGCCAAGGAAGGTAGCAAGCAAGGTAGAACTCTTATGGCTGCTAACTTGCCATATGAGTCTTTTCGAGTAGGTAAGCTTTGGGAACATTTCTTAACACAGAAAGGTAGCGGAGTTAAAGACGCGTTTGAACCTTCACTAGAAGATCATGGCAACTATCTAAATAAAGATAAAGATATTGCAAAGGCTTTTGGCGGAAAGATTACTGGACTCAGAGATATGAGAAGTATGCTTGCTGCTACTTGGAAAAGCGAAAGAAAAAGAAATATTCTTGACGCTAATAACTTCTTCTTTACAGAGCAAGCTCGAATCTTAAAAGATCAAGGCAAAAACGAAGATTTAATTTCTCTACTACCTGCCTATGTAAAGAATGTATCAACAGGGTTAAATACAAGAGACCAACTTGACTTAACCAAGATGGTTTTCTCTGGATTAATGCAAACTGGATTGATTGAAACAAGTAGCGATGTTGCTTCTGGCACTAACATCAACTTGGCATCTCAAATAATACTTGGCTTTGACGAAGCTCACCAAGCCTTATCTGACGTTATGGTTCAAGGACGTCTTCTACAGGAAGGAAAACTTGGAGAAGTTGTTAGC